AATATAGAATCCGTTATATAGTACGTGATGGCTTTCTCTTCCGCATCTCTCAACAATTCGTGTTTAAGAATCTTATAGTAAGAGTTGGTATGCTCTGTATAGACCATGATTTCCCTTACCCGTTTCAAATCGTCTAAAAAGGATTGAGGGTTATGTTCCTTTATTTTCTTTATATTCATAATTGACCGTCCTTCTTTACAATTCTACCATCGTCTAACAACGTGTATAGTTTGCCCTTATATGCCAGAGCACAACACCATTGGCGGGCATACTTCAAATACTGATGCAATTTGTATCTGTGCGGGTGTTTCTGCATCTTTTTTTCTATTCTTTTCTTCATGTTACGTCATTAATGTGAATTTCCCCTTTCAAAACCCGTTCTACCTGCCTGTCTATTATCCCTTGGAATTCTATTTGGCAAATAAGAGAGCAATCAGGCATGATTTCTTCTGGTATTTCTCCACGGTTAGGAGAAAGCTCATCAAGAAATATTTTTCCCGATTTGTCTTTCAGACACGTTGCGCCTACTTCTCGTTCAATCTTAGCCATCCGGTCAAACACTTTCGGAAAATCCTTCCGTATCTTGTTCCAATAGCCCATGCCGCCTTTCACACAACCGATACAGTTGTTGTTATTGTAACCCATCTTGTACATAGCGGGGATTTCAATACCAGCTTTCCAAAGCATACCCATTGCATCCTTTTTGGTTATCTGTCTTTCAATAAGCGGGAATAACGGCTTTGTATCCGGATATTGTTGCTTTAGGCGAATGGCACGGTTAATCTCTTTCGGGTCAAAATCAAATCCCCAGACTTGACCGTCCCAATTTCCCAACTCTTTTTCCAGCTTGTAACGAACTTGTTTCTTTAGTTCGAATGTGCAAGCTGCGCCAGTAGGACCATTAATAAATCTTTTCTTAGTCAACACATCCTCTACGTTGAGATACTTATCGCTTCTGATAGTATGTATCGGACGATTATACCATCTTTCGCAATCAGATAGGAACCGGGCGTTATCAGGATGCCCGGAACCTGTTTCGATATAGTAAATCTGCACATCATCATACAGACTTAGTGCTATCTTACAAGCTACTGCGGATGTTACACCGCAAGAAAACCATGCTATTATCATATAGATTATTTTTAATTCGATTTCTTCCTTTTATTCCGTTCCCGATTGTCTTCCGAAACACACATCTTGCACCATGATGTCTTGATGTGATGGATGTTCATACTATTTTATTGCTTCATAAAACACATCCATATTGTCTTGCTCTGTCTTCCGGTAGTGTGTCCGAAAAGAGGTTTGAACGGAATAATAGATAAAACTTCCGCAGCTTTTATCTCACTCTCGTTCCATTTGAAAATGAGTGTTCCGTTAGGCTTTAAGACGCGCATACACTCAGTAAATCCGTCATGTATGAGTGTCTGCCAGTCTTTTGGCAGTTTACCGTACTTCTTAGCCATCCATGAGGTTTCACCAAGTGTTTTCAGGTGCGGTGGGTCGAATACTACCATGTAGAAAGAATTGTCCTCAAATGGAAGGTTGGTGAAATCGGCTATTACATCTGGCTTTATTTCTACGACTCTTGTCTTACCCCTGTCCTTGGCCGTAAGTGTTTCCGAACGTTTGTCAACAAATAAGGTAAGTGGGTTGTGCTTGTCGAACCAAAACATTCTACTGCCACAGCAGGCGTCTAATATGAGTTTTTCATTTTTCATTTTTCATTGCATTTTTGAAACACAATTTGAAATCGTCAGTTTTCATGTAAGGGTATTCCTCATGTTTGTCTTTATCATAAGGGACGATTGACATAATTCCACTGGTCTTATCGGAAACCTCGACCACTTTATCACCATGAAGAAGCTCAAGAGCGAGAGAATAAGGTAATCCTTGTAGGGAGTCTACAAATATGGATATGGCTTTTGCGGGAGATAAATCCATGAACATTCGCTCCCAAGCGATTTGGGAAAGAAGCAATCCGGCATCATCTCCCAACGTAAAATGTAGTTTTTCCATATACTTAGTCTATTAGTTCACATTCAATAACTCTTGCACCGTCTGATTTGGGGATGCCCCAAGAGCGTACTACCGAAAGGGCTTTTGAGGAAAGGGCGATTTCTTCCATACGTTTGGTAAACAATACCTCGAACCCGTTACATTTACGGGAATAGAACGTAAGGTCTTCTTCAATGAGGTCTTCAAACACCATCCTGTCAAGTAAACCGTTCATACCGCCTATCAGTATATCATCTGTAAGTTCCTGCAAGGGGTTTATAATCTGAATTTCTCCATAGAACTGGGAAATATCAATTTGGCTTCGCAAATAGGGTATTTCGTCATAGTTCCTTTTTCGTACTATGAAAAGTATTTTTTCTGCGTCCGAAAAGTTTAGAGATAATTGGGTAGCTACAAGCATGGCAAGTTCCATAGTTCGTTTCATTTCATTTCATTTTTTATACACTAATATACGAAAAAGCAAGGAAACATCCAAATGGCTGAAAATACAAAAGGGAAACGTTATTAGCGTCTCCCTTTCCTCTTTCACCAAGTAACTATCAGATTTTGGAACTCAATCCGTAGTAACTGCGTATCCAGTAAGGACGGTCTTTGTCCTTTAACTGGGAGAGTGCAAGGTCATAGCAAGCCTCGAAGTATTTAGTACGGTCGTCTCCTACCCATTTAAGCAGAACAGTGTTCTGGTCGGAGTATGCCTTATTCATGGCAACGTACAAAGCCCACTTATTATAGTACGGCTCACACTCAACTTTCCCGTTCATATCGTCAATGCGTTTGAAGAAGTCAGTAACGTCTTTCCATTTCGGGCCGACACTACCGTCTTGATTGGAGAAATTCTCCACCACTTTCATGGCTTCTGACTCTGTGAGGAAGTTGTAGTACTTCAAAGTTCCTTCATAGCACTCAACAAGCTCTTTTGCTTCTCTAACATTCGTATCAACCAAGATACCGAACGCTTTTTTAAACATACCCAATGATACTTCAATGTCTTCCTTATCGCCAGAATTGATAGCCTCATTATAGAGGGCACAAAATTTTTCAAGTAATTCTTTCTTTTCCATAACATCAATTATTTACAGTTTGGGCATTTAATCGGTCTGGGAACTATCCCTTTCGCCGGTTTCGGACGGATATATTTTGCCATACGTTTTTGTATAAATTAAATTGAGGAGATTTAGCAGGAGTTCAACCCATAATGCCAGATAGGATAGAGTAAATGAAACAGCAATACCCGGAATACATCCCCACTGCAATACCAGTAGGGAGTATCCGAGTGACGTCCAAAAAGTCAAGCATTTGGAACAGTTCAAGACCACGTTCCGTTTCGTATGAAACGTAACCGTATCCGCAAGCCCCAAATGATTAAAGAGGACGGCTATTAGCATTATGAGTAGTAAGTCCCACATTACTTATTAGTCTTCGCAACCGCAGCCTCAGAGGGAGTAGCCGCAAAAGCTATGGTTACGGGTGTCAATAAGTTGTAAGCGAACACATTCCCATTACACTTCACATTTGCCGGACTTTCAACGGTAGTTCCAACAGTAAGTGTCGGAGCTGCGGTTTCGGCTGTGTCGAAGATAATATCGAATGTTTCAGCAAACATCTTTGTAAGAGGTTTGCAGCAGCATCTACCCGCATTTCTCGGCATATAGGTAATACTACCCTTAGCGAGAACGGTGATGTAGGTCATTCCATTAACAACTTGCTGTGAAGCAATGGAGAACTTCACATCTGCTTGTGGCTGAATGTCTGCGTTCAAGCAGTAGCATTGGCACAAGTTCTCGGTTATACTCACTGCATACTGCTGTGAGGTAGCCGCAATAGCAATAGGCGTTACATTAATCATAACTGTATTCTATTAAGATTTTGTTTTTTGCTCCGGGACTTTCACTTCTTCACCACCCGGAATTGGTGATATAGGGGCAGCATCTTGTGCAGGGAGTAACGGAGCGAGTACACCTATAAGGGCTTGTACCGTATTCTGCACGTTAAGAAGAAGCTCTTGATTTTTCAGACCCAATTGCACAGCGCAGAAAGCTCTGTTCCCAATGTCACAAGTGCTGCAATTTTTATCACATCCAGTTTTAGCCATAATCATTGTTTATTTAAAAAGTTTATAATACCCGCCTTTACCAACATGTTATCTTTCCAGTGGGATAAGGCCGTTGAAAGTTTCTTAGCAGTAACCGCACGACCTTCCGCACGATTTTCATCTATGAAAGATATTACCGCTTTACGACATTCGTCTACTTCCTGCTGATTGTCAGCGTAAATGTATATTGGCATCTCAAATACTTGCATGGCTTTTATTCATTCGGTAGTGGTGGAATAGATTCAATAGGGGCTGAGGGAGTTGTGATAATCGGTTGTCCCTTTCGTAGTGACTGTACGAAGTTAAATGCTTGTACTACATCATCCCGATTTTCCTTAAACCAACCGAACAACGTTCCCGCAGTATCTTTTACTTGTTGAAACGTGGTAGGACTAATAGGGTCTACATCCGGTAACTGCATATCTTTGGCGAAATAGTCATAGAGTTGTTCCGCCTTTTCAACGTCTCCTTTACATATAGCGTAACAAGAGAATTTGAGAGATAGCTTACTTGTAGTCCTAATGTTCTTCATCGCTTCCACATTAATTTGATTTTTGTTCCAAAACATAGTTTTCCAATTTTAGTGAAAGAGAGGGAGTCCCTTTACAGACCCCCCTCGATAATGGCTCTTAGCCGTTGCAACCACATCCGGTATTGCAGCAACACGGCATAGCCGGTTGATACAATGCTACGGGCTGAGGATTTACCTGACCGTTACGAGAACCGCCACCGTTCAGCAACAGAGCGAGAGCTTCTGCCTGTGCAAGAGCACTTGCATTAGCACCAGCGCCGGCACCGCTTTGAGCGTTCGTAATGATGCGGATAATATCCAGATTGCTCGGCATCTGACCGTTCTGTGTAGTGATACGTTCGTTACGTTCTGCCAAAGCAGTCGTAGCAAGAATATCAATTGCACGTTGGTTGCCTTTACTCTGTGCGTTGGCATAAACGCCACCGAAAATCCAAGCACCGATAGCTGCGAGCAAAGCGGTAGAACCGATTGCCAAACCAGCGATACCAACTCCCGAAGGTCTGCGTGCAGACTTCTCGGCAACTGCAAAATGTTCGTAGGAACTCATGTCCGTACCCTTGTTCATGTTAACAACGGTCATTAATTCTTCTGCTGTCATAACAATAGAAATTATAGTAATAAATTTGGTTTCTTCCCCTCTACGGGAATTGCTTCAAAGTTCTCCAATAATCGGTAGACGGAGAAGAAATACGCTACTATCCCGACACTAATTCTCTACTATTATTTCTTTACTTGAGAATACACGGTGGTAAACTTCCTGATAATTAAGGTTCACGAAATACCGTTTCTTCCTGTATTTGAAATTATTCCGTATCACATTAATAGACGGGCGTGTAAGTCCGGTCAATTCCGCAATTTTGTTATCAGAGAAACCACGATTACCCAGTACATACACAAGTATGTGTCGGGCATCCACATTTTCTTCCGCATTGGAAGTAAGCATCTCCTTTGCGGTAACTCCTGTTACTTCTTCCACAATGCGTAGAATATCATAGTACATTTCCTTTATTCCCATAGTTTTACTTTTCAAATTATTTCCGAACAATATTTCTACGAATTTGTTACTTTTGCGATAATGCAAAGATAAAGGCTATGAAAAATCAAACCAATAGCGTAAAAACGCCATTTTCTACATCTGAATTAAGAGCTGTGGAATTATTAGCGCAAGGCTATACAGAAAAGGAAATTGCAGAGAAGCTATATATTTCTCCGCATACAGTGAACAATCACCTAAGAAATGTAAGGGAAAGGAATAGTCTGAGAAACGACAAAGAGGTCGTGTTGCTCTACATTGCACACTTGAACAAGAAACACTTTTCTATGGCTGCAATAAGAGAGGTGGGTATAGGAGCAATTCTTATCCTACTAAACGTCTGCGAATATACAAAACCGTCTTTGTAATCAGGTAGACAAGAAAACAAAATACTCCGGTAGCGGAAAATAAGGTGGTTAAATAGAAGTAACTTACCTCTGTAAGGTCGGAAATAAAATACACGATACCCAGTAGTTGGATGATTGACAAAAACAGGGTATTGAGCTTATACCATCTGCACATTTTTCTTGAAGTGGCTACAATATACAGGGAAACCAGCATAGAGAAAAGAGCCGACAACAAATAAATGCGTTCATCTGTTAGTTGGTGAGTGAAAAACAATATTCCGTGTACCAAACCAAGAACGGTACACATAAAAGGAACATATAAACGGATAATCTGGCAAAGTATCTTCATAATGGAAAGGGCTTGAAAAAAGGCAGGCGTTTTTAGGGACTGCCTTTTTAATTCTCAGTTATCAGCCGGCAGCAGCACCGATTTCTTTCCAATCGGCAACGGCTTTGGCAACTGCTACTCGTACGAAGAATTTCTTACCTGTCAAGTCGGTGTACTGGGAGCCGACTGGGAAATCACGCACATTGGTAACAATAACGTCGTCTGCATCGGCGGGAGCACCTTTTCCGGTTGACACTGCGTACATACGTGTCTTGTCCGAGGGATTCAAGATAACCAGTTCAGTAATTTTAGCCATTTCGTTTAATTTAAAAGTTCTACATATCGGGTTGTTCAACCATTCTTAGAAACGTCTCAAAGGTACAAATAAATTTCAGAATTACAAATCTTTGGGAATAATTAGCTTACTTAGCTCACCACTGTGCTCGTCATACAAACAAGCCATTTTATGCGTCTGCATATTTACGTACACATTAAGACGGTCTTCACGTAAGGAGTTCATAAGTTCCTTATAGGAGAGTTCACTTCCCCAAAAAAGCCCTACCGCAACATTACCTCTAAAATCCGGATGTTCTATTATCCACTTGCGCATACCATAGTAGTCAAGCTCGTCATTGATAACAAATTTAAGGTAATCACCTTTGCCCATGACTTTATAGTTGGCTTCAAACATACGAAGATGCTCTCCGGAGCTTTCGCTCTTACAGTCAACCACGAAATACACATTCTTTATATGTTTATATGGAGCGATACTGATACTTCCGTTTGTTTCTACAATGACGACATAACCTTTACTGGATAACTCTTCCAGTAATTCGGTCACATCTTGCATAAGCGGTTCACCGCCGGTAAGACAAACAATAGGGCGTTCTGCATACTTGTCGAGCTGCATGATAATCTCGTCAACACTCATAGGTTTCCCGCACTTTAATTCAAGAGCTTCGGGCGTATCACACAAGGTTCCCATAGTGTTTTTGTAACAACGGAGATTACACCCGGATAAACGAACAAAGGTGCATGGAGCACCTATACCTAATAAATTTACTTCCCCCATAAATGCTGGGTAGATGGTATTCACCATTAATTTTCTTTTTTCCATATTATGCTACGGTTATGTATTCTTCTCGTGAGAGGTACTTTTTAAATGAAGATGTTCTGTTAGGATAGATAAGCAGAAAGTATCTGAGAGCTTCTATCACCAGTTCACGATGCTTGGACTTAGATAGTAAGTCACAAAGTCTTTCGGCACGTTCGGAAACGGAAAGGTTTAGGTATTCAAGAACGGGTATTCTAAACCGTCTCATTTCTATACAGCTCCTAACCGCCATGTAATAAATCTCATTCCGGTAATAGGCGGTCATTTCTCCAAGAAGCGTCACGCAATAGATACCCTGAACTGAATGGGCCAATTTTACGTTTTCTCTAATCTTCTCTTTAGCAGCATCAATATTTCCGGAAATAGAGAGCGCCGAACTTACTTTCTTACCGAACGAATATTCGATAGTCGAACCTACCAAAGATTTTTCAAGGTGGGCAGGAAGTCCTGTCGGACTGTCTTGCATCTTTCTGTGTTCCATAATGAGTACATTTAGTTGGTTTCTTTCTGTATTTCGATAAATGGAAAGAACGAGGTTTTTTTCTCATACTAACGTCCTTTCGATTTTAAGATACGATTTATCTTTCTGATACGTCGAGTTAATAACCCGTATTTACGAGGGGGAAGCGTTTGTGCGCCGGAAAGACCTTCGGATAAGTCACGCTGTAATTTATTGCGTTCTTTCATCAAATGTTCATACGACCAGCCCGGCTTAGGAGCATTGGGATAGTCGTCATGTTTCCAGAAATGGTCTACATATACTTGTCTTTCACCGTTCACGATACGGTGAGTTCTGTCTTTACGGACATAACTACGGACTACCGATTTCTTGTTTTTCCTTTTCCGAAGATGTTTCTTTACTGTTGTCATACGCTCTTACGTTTACGGGGAACCTTTACTTTTTCGGGTTCCTCAATTATTTCGGCTACTTCGGCAATATCTTCCCGTGAAGACGGAGTTGCCGGTATTTCGATTGTTTTCTTTTCTTCTACCGCAGGTGTAGGAGAACCGCTTCCGAATATTCGGGAAAGAAGACCACCGCCGGTAGCGGGGGCAGTAGCAGAACCCGAAGCCTCGATATTGATGTTCAATCGTTCCCGATTAAGATTGGCTTGTGATTCTATAAGGTCAGTCAAACGGTCAATCTCATTGGATAAGTTACCGTCCGCAACACCACCGTCTACTTTCTCAAATATTGCTGCCCGTTGTACTCGTTCATATTGCAAGTCAACAAGAAAGTCATAAAATGCTTTAGGGCTGGTAGGTCTTGAAGAACCCCAATCAATTGCGCACACATACCCTTTCTTGTATAACGGGCATTTATCATACATATAGCATCTGTCACAACTTACTCCGATACCGACAATATCCTCAACAGCGACTTTATCACGAGAAAGAACTTTTATCGTATCGAACTCTTCACGCCAAATATCCATAGGATGAATAGCTATACGTTCAAGATAATAAGAACGGCAATCATCTATATCGGATTCTGCTTTTCGACAACCTACACAATCGGGGCAATCCCCTTTCTCAAAGAATGAGCATAGGTGAGTTTTTAAAGTCTCATAATCACTGGTTGCTTTTACAATATCAATCCGTTTTTTAATACTGGTTTCCATGCGGTTTACGTTTCAATGATTATTCAAATATACTAAAATGAAAGCAAATCTACAACTTTCTCTCATAATCACCTACTACTCTGGTGTGAAGTTTTAAATTTGCCATACGCAGGTATTCTTTTCTAAACCCTAACCAACCGATTAGGTTCATTTGATTAATAGGGACACGTTTCTCACTTTTTATTCCCTCATAGTCAATTCCCCTACTTTCATATTTAAGACGATTGGCCTTTCTCCGGTATTTATGTTTGTAGTCAATAGTGCTGAAATTCTTTCCGTCATAATTATACGTTGTACCGAATCGAACACCACCCAACCATGTAACGGAATCCACAGAAAAAAACGGGTAATGCTTTAGCAAATCAAACTCCGTCCAAGCGAAACCATGTATTCTACGCCGGTACTTTTTCACCAGTTGGTAGATACGGGATGCCCACTGTTTATGATTTTGATTGATACCTACATATCGGTATTTTTGCAAGTACTCCTCAAGTCTGCGTAAACCGGTCTTATCAATATCTTCATCCCAGTGTGCAACATACACAATCTGGATGCCCTCACGTTCAAGGGGTTCAAAATATTCCTTATTCCACTTATCAACCACATCCCTACCGACAATAGTATCCAAGTCAAGATTGGCAGCGGAAAATATATAGTCCTTATGGGCACGTATCCACGCTACATATTCTTCAAGATAGGGTATCCAGAATTTTTCATGGACGGAATCCTTGTATTCGGGAGAGTCCTCACGGAACTTAGCCATAAAGGAGAAGGCTCCGGAGTCTGTCATAAAGATACCCCCTTCCTTTTTAAGGAGAGGGAGCATCTTATCATAGTAAGAGGGGTTTTTCTTTATATAAAAGAATGATACAAGCATTTCTCTGATACCGAAATCATAGAGTTGCTGGAAGTCGCCCGTTGAAGAGGCGGAAAAATACAAAAGCCCTTTATTGGTGAATTTGTTGTAATGCTCTTCTCGCCGAATGAACTTCTCTGATGTACTTCTGTGTGTGCGCATCTGTATCGTCTTTTATATCGTTCAACTTAATACGGAATGTCTCGTCAGTAATAGGAGTATCAAAAAGAGAGTCCTCGTATATTCCATTATTAAGCAGGGCGACCGCCTTATTGAAACATACGTTACATACACCGCATCCCTTTTGGGAAACCCCGTCATAGCATGAGCGAATATTCTGTATCCACTCAACGGGCATTTCTTTAGCAAGACATTTCCGCATCAAATCGGTTTTAGAATAATCTTTGAACGGGGCGAAAAATCCGTAAGACGGTTTATCCCAATTCATATCGGCCATGCAGTTTATATTTAAATGGTCGAACAGTTTATTTGTTCTGCGCAGGAACGTATCATCCTTATCGGGCGCATTATCGTGATTGTTGAACCCAAAATATACATACTGTCCGTACTGCATGGCGATAGCTCCGAGTATAAGATTACGATAGGGGAGATATTTGTTTTCCCGTTCATACTCTCCCAATGGAAGTTGTTTGATAACAATCCTCTCTTTGTAATAAGAGGGTAGCCGATTAAGTGCCTCGATTTCCCGTTCGGAATAGGACGTTTTCATGTCTACGTACAAAAGTACGTCAGGCTTTATAAGCCATTCATGTAGCATAGAATCCAAACCGCCGGAGAATAGTAATACTTTCTTTTCCATAGTTTTAAACGTTTATGAATTAAAAACCCCCACAAGATATTGCGGGGGTTTTATTGCAGTTGTCACTCAGCTTATGCAGAAGTTGAACCTTTAGCAGCAGCTTTTCTACCACCACGGCCACCTCTACCGGCAGCAGTCTTACGAGCAGCAGCTCTCGTTGTTTTTGCACCTCTTTTTGCCATAACGTTAGTTATTAAAAGATTTCAGCAAGTATTCTTTTATAAAGCGATTAGCTGTAAAAACCGCATTGCAAAAATACTAAAAGTTTCTATTATTCAAAATAAAAAGCGGAAAATTAATTCCGAATAAACAAAACCTTTAGTTCAATTACAGTAGTCTTATCCTCGGTGTCTTGGAAAGACGGTTGCATTGCCAGTACGATACCTTTTTTCGCAAAGAACTTATTACTGATAATTACCGCCTTAGTAGCTTGGTTTAATGCACCTGCACCAATCACACGAAGAAAGAGGTCTTTTGTTGGGTTACTCTGGTAAGTTGAATGGATGCTTCCGGCAAGTTTGTTAGCATCCGTTGAGGACTTACACCTCAGAACTTGTTTGTCTCCATTAATTGCTTCCATAATTACTACGATATTTGTAACTCAACGGCAGGTATCTTTGAACTCCACAAAGATATAAGTTATTCCTCAACTTCAAAAACTTCGGCTCTTATTTCTGCAATTTTTTCAAGGTCTTCCGGTCGTATCACAAGAAGATAACCTTTTTCACCTTTCTGTTTGATAGCGACTACGGGTAACTTTTTCTCCACTTTGGCCTTTTGTTCAGTATCAAGAAATAACTGCCATAAGGAAAACTTATTGCGCACCTTACATTCTATGTATAATTTAGGATGCAAAGAATCGCTGTTTGTATTATGACCGCTATTACTTCCAGAAAGAGGAACTCTCTTGGTATGGAAGAAATTGGCGACCAAACGCTCGAAACTTTTCCAGCAACTGGAACTTGTAGGGTTCTTAACGACTACATTATTACTGCGTATCAACATTTTCGGGATACGCTTCCTTTTCATTATTCGTGCCATTATATTGTAGTACCTTTACAGATGTAACATTCAAAACTCTGGGCCAAAGATAACACATCATCCCGCAAATTAGAAATTCTATCAGTTTCTTCGGTTTCGGGTTTAACGCTGTCTGAACAGCATACAGGAGAGGTTACATAATTATGGGCGGATAATAGCTGCACTGCAAGGGTAAGACTTTCTTTCCTTATCTCAGCAGTAGCCGTACGTTCTAAATCAAGAGGTGCCATAAAGTATAAGAATTTGAGGTTCTATTAAATAAGGCAAAAATACTGGGTTATTATAAGAGTTCCAAATCTCAATATACCCATAGGTAAGCTCAAACATTTTAGAAAGTCCTTTAGAGGTATGCTCTATAACTTGATACGCCCTATGAGTATAACTGTGTTTTATAATAGACCCTACTGGATAATCAATCGGGTTTCCCATATTACATATTCTGCACGCCTCTACGGGTAAGTTCACGACTAAGCATAGCTAATACGTTACTGAAAGATTCCAATTTTCCCGCAAGCAGGTCACGGTAAATCTCGGCTTCCTGTAAGTCCTTATAGAGGGAAACTACTTTTTCAGATGTCTTGGCATCCGCTTTTCGTTCGGTAACAGTGGCGGCAGAAGAAGTAAGAACCGCTTTATCACAAGCCAAATCATATTCTGATTTACATTGTGCGTACACCGCACACGCTTCCATGTGACGGTCTTCGGTAAATTCTCTCCATGCGGTATAACGTGCAATCATATCTCCCAGCTTTTCAGAAGCGAGTTCTGCAACAGTGGTCGGCATCGTAGGAAGTCCGCCTTTGGGAGCATTTATTTCTGAAAAGACTTCTCTGAATTTAGAGAGAGGGTCTTTAACGGCAATTTTTCTTACTGGCATAAGCTAATCTTTAAAGCATAAAGAAGCAAACGGACATTGTAAAGCATCATCACACAGCTTATCAAGACATCTTCTTGGTGGTAGAGTTCCATCGGAAACATGCGTAAGGGCTGTGTCCATTTTCTTATCGGCAATAGCAAGCTGTTCTTCATTAAGAGGCATAAGGAACTCTTTCATTTCGGAAGTATCCTTATTTATATACAAATACAGAACTTTGGTAGCTCCGAGTTCACGAGCATACAATGAGGCTTGAAACTCGTGCTTCTTAAAAGGACGGAATACCGCTTTAGAGTAGTTCCAATTATTCATGGTTTTTATTTCAAGAATAACATTCTCACCGAAAACTTCCTTGTGGAATTTACCGTCCGCCTTACCGTTCAAACGTTTTTCTTTGTTCACTACTGGGACTTCCGCCTGTTCAAGAAGTCCTAATCGGTAAAGGAGAGCCTGTGTATATAGGTGATACCATGTTCCTACATCGAACGTCCGTTGCAATGCGCCGGATATTCCACGAGAAAATTCATCCACTGGTTCCACATCGTTTAACTCGAAGCACATTTTCCGGACACAACCATCCAACAATTGTGACGGATGAAACACTCCTTTCGCACGTCCATCGGGAGCCATAACAGAGGTATAGAACTGGAAGAACTTCAAAAAGAAAGCATCTCTATTAAAATCCTCTGCGTCCAGCAAAGACTGCATTACCTTTAACGAAGACCTGATATTACGAACAGAAAAACGTTCACTCTCTGTAAATCCACTTGCACACGCATCATCAAGAGCTTGTACGATTGATACTTTTTTAGGGGACTCCTTTTCAGAAATCCCCCTTAACAATTTTCCGATTTTTCTTGTACGGGTCATAGTTTAATTAAATGAGTTTTAGTCTCAACGTATTCAAGACTCCCCTTATAACCTAATGCCCGTAACTGTTCGATTAACTCCTGCGGGGTAAAATCGGCAAGTGCCGGATTAAGCTGAGGGGAAGCGCTACGTTTAAGACGTGATTTTTTTTGTTGCTCCTTACGGCAATCCTTACAAGTAGGATATAAACCGTCTTTCGTATAACTTGACTTGTGAAAATTAGATGTAGGTAATACCCTACCGCAATGTGTACACTTTTTTGTTTCCATGTCACTAAAATTTTTAGTAAGTAATTCTATTAAAAGTATAAAGGGGGGGAGAATCCCACTTAACCACACCCCCCCCACGAACTGCTATAAGTGGAGGCTGTCAGCAGTTCAAATATAAGATAATGTTTTCAATATTCCAAATGGTTTAAGTAACGCTTACTTTTGCTGCGGATATAGTAGACTTTTTAATAGCTTTTGCAAGTTCCAATGCAAGCGTACTCATATCTTCCAGAATAACGTAATTCTTAAACATAGAGGCTGGGTCGTAACAATGATTGATACATACCTGTATTACATAGAAATCCATTTTCTCCGTTTTTATCACTTGTTCTTTTACATGGTGCATAGCAGAAGTCCCACCATAGTCACCTGCACAAGGAGCACCGTCTGACAAAATGAAGAACAGACAAGGATTCTTGGTTTGCTCCCTAACTCGAAGAGCTGTTTCATAGATAGCAACACCATCTCTGTTTTGGCAACGTGCTCTTACGGCTCCAAGAGCGTATTTGGGAGAGTAATTCTTTTCACGATACACATACATTTCCGTAGAGTAATAGCGTTTTTCATCGCCGGAATGTCCATATATGAAAAGTTCCACATTAGGAATATTTCCTATCGCTTCGTTTATAAGAACAGCAGCATCACGAGCAGACTGTATTCTATCACCACCCATTGAACCGCTTTCATCAATAAGTACTACCACAGAAACCTTATCGGTTCTGACTTCTCCCTCTCTTATGTAACAAGTAGGCACTCCTTGAAACGCTTCTGCGAGTTTATTCGTATCAAGAACGCCGCTACGCATAGAGCGATGAATGAGTTTATATTCCTTACAGTGTCCCTTCAATATTTTGTTTATTGCGGGAATGTACCTTTTCACACGAGAAAGGGACTCCATATAAACCGCTTGGTTTGAATCACTTTTTAAAAAGAAAGTATCTTTACCGTCACCGACTTCGGCAAGTCCCTCACAGAGTTCACCGACTATTCCTTCATCATCTTTGATAACCGAAGCAACATCGGAATCTCCCAAGCCACCACCGTCTTTAGCAGGTGCGGATGTCGGAGAGCCACTGACAATTTTACGTTTGTGAGAATCTCTTTCAACATCCTTTTTAAGAATTTCTCCAATGGCTTCTTCAAGTTCTTCATCACTCATAGAATCACCCTCACCACTACCCTTACTTTCTTCATGTTTACGCATTTCATCCTTATAAAACTCTTTGATAATATCAAAAACCTTATAGGCACACTTTACACATTGCGAAGTAGTTTCCGGATAGGGGAGCACCACTTCCTTTATCTTTAAAAGATACGGGGCGAACTCAATAACCTCACTTTCTTCCAAATATTTCGGATAACGGATAATATAAAGGAGCAAATTAAAAATGCGCTCGAAAGGGTTAAACTCCCGTTTCTCTTTTTCCGGTACCACGTAGTCCAGATAGTATTTATCAAAAATATAGAATTTTACTTTCTCTATGAAATTGGAAAGTCCGGGAAAGTTAAACCCGCAAATACGTTCGATACGTTCATCTTCAAGTATATTGAATATCTCGTGTATTGCAGGAATCTTGATAGGGCGAATCTCATTGAAATCGGTATAAAGAACATGACATCCTTCATGCACGGTAATACCCAAAAACACGTCAAGTTTCTCACCGACCGAATATTCTGGCTCGTCAAACACCTTTGTAGACACACATACGTTACGTCCGTCAGTGTAACTATCATTACCCGGAAGTACCCGTAAGTGAATTTTAAACGGCATATCCATTACGGAAAGAGTTTCCCTTGCGAGAGTATAAGCTCGTTTTACCAAATCTTCCTGCGTAGGGGACTCCAGTATATAAGACGAATAAGAAGCATCCTTGTCAAGAGATTTTTCCCAGCCAAGACGTTTAGAAGTACGTTTCTTTACGTATGTATCTCCGTCACGGTCTAACCAGTCGTCCATAAGGCTATCAATAACTTCGTCCGTTATTGTTATTTCTTCTTTCATAATAGTAGGAGATTTTAAATAGTTCTTTCTTGTAACCTAAAGCAATCAACCTTTTCTTTTCGGCTCCGATTATAGAGAACGGTTTATTCTCTTTTATGAGCTTACCGTTATAATACAAATTACCTGTTTTAGGTTTTGTCTTTGGAAATTGATTACTGTCATAGCACATAGTTATCTACTCATAAGAGATTTGCGTACAATACCACGCTCACCCTCAGTATAAGTTCCCTCGAAAAGAGGTAAGAAAACCATTTCCATTGCTTGTTGAGCGTTCCAACCATCCGCTACCAATTCAGCGGCCATGAGAGTCTCACGAGTAGAGAGAGAACAGCCGAGTTCACCTTTCCGGTATAAGGAGCGTACCGTATTGGCGACACCTACAATATGGAGGGCTTCACTTGAACTGATACCCCCACGTTTTACTAAAACGGAAACCTCACTATCCTTAGGCATGTAGTCAAGTTCCACTGGGAAGAAACGACCGACCAATGCTCTATCCATTGACATGGTTCCCGTATATTCGGCTCCTACATTCGCAGTTGCGATAAAACAACATTCGGGATGAATCTTAATTCTTCGCATATCCTTACCACCTGCCATCTCAACGGGAAGTTCCCTACGGTCGTCAAGACAAGGGAACAGAATATTAGCCGTGGTAACTGGGGCACGTGACAATTCATCCAGTACGACTACACCCGGACGGGCAACGTCTTGCGTAAACTTTGCGTAATCGAACTCTGACACACCACCCTCTTGTAAACGGTGAACACCGAGCATACCCGCAATGGGGTCATACATGGAACCCATATCATAGATAGAGCACGGGATACCCAATTTCGTACATGCAAGCCGAATAATTGATGTCTTACCTGTACCAGTAGGGCCGATTAGCATTGTATTAACCTGATTGAGCATGTTCCTTAACAGGAGATACCAGCAGTTCAAATCTACATAGAAACCGTCCTCGTCAACAGAGGGGATACGAAAACGTTTGTTCTTCCGCATTTTTGCGAGAAGTGAATCAGGCCGTTCATCAAAGTCTTCCCCACTTTCTTTAAAAACACCCTCCATAGTAGAAGCACCGATGAACACCTCATAGGCACGCTGTAAACTTTCGGGGGGACGGTGGGTGTCATCCTTGTACTCTTTTAAACCAAGAGGATAAATATTTCCGGCAGCGTAGAATCCGGAACGGAGTTCAAGAGAGGAACTTCCGAAAACAGTTCCGATAGGATAAGTAGCTCTGATTACTTTATCAGATTGTACGCTAAGTGTTGTATCTACGTCAACACCATCTAACTTCTGTCCGGATAACGGACGTAAACGGTTGCGTCCTTTTTCAACAACCGTCTTAAAGAAATAAAATTCAGCCATTGTGGGATTTTTAATTAGTGTTTATTTATGGTTTCTTATTTTGTTTCTCCAGTTTATAAAGTTCTGCTTCGGCAGTAGATAAGTCCAAGTTTTTTGCGACCGTTCGTTTCTTAGAACCCTGTCCATTACTCATACTTGAATATTCAACTATTTTATAGTAACCGCCTTGCTGTGGTTTAATTAGGTATCCGTCAATGATGCGGAAAGGTTTGTAACTTGTTCGTTTCATACTATAAAGATACACATTTACAAGATAAACTCCAAACCGTCCGGTCAGTCCTCCTTATTGGCCTTTTCAATGAGAAAGAGTAAATCGTCATAGGTAAGAACCGCCAGACTATCGGTGCTTTTTTCAAAGTCAACGACCAGTATAGGCATCTTGGAACCCTTGCATTTCTTTTTTAATTTTCTCCAATCGGCAAGAGTTAAAGAGAAAGACTCCTTTTCGGTGGTTTTGGCTTCAACTTCACAAAAATCGGTAATCACATCATTTTGTCCGAATGTAGCTCCCGAATTTATAGAGGTGTGTCCTTTTAATTCACGTGCAATACGGCTCTCCTGTTTCTTAGAACGGGCACGAGTAGTCTCCTTTTCAAAAAGCCGGTCTATATAAGCGAATTTCTTTGGCATAACGTTTTAAGTTTTTCTTCATCGGAAAGTGCTTCCCACTTTTTAAATTCCTTCATCAAGCTATTGGGAACAGATGCAGAATAAAAGTAGTCAACTGTTTCAATAACAGAACTTCTTACCGCCTCGGTTAGATTTGGGTACTTAAAATTCTCACGGGTAAGGGGTTTTCCAAAACCGCAATGAGTAGAAAACGCTGTGGGAGTACTTCCCCATATACCGTTTAAAGAACCCAGTTCGATTTCTAACTTTGCTTTAGGGCACGCAAAGCTAATATGGAAAGCGTGAAGAAACACTCCGAACTGATTGATGTACATTGTCTGAGGAAACAAGGTTTCCTGCAAACTTGTTAGTAATAATATTGTATCCATACGCATAGTAAGTAAAAGAGTCCTCGGAAAAAATTCAAAAAACCGAGGACTCTGAAAATCTACCGAGTACGTTTCCTACAACGGGGAGCCGGTTTCTCCTCTTTAGGTGTTTCGGTAGTACTAACTGGTTTTACGGAAATACGTCTTTTGTTTTCCACGATAGTGTAGCCGGCAGTACGTAATAACTTATCCGCCAACTTAGGTGCAACACGCCAAAGATTTCCTAACAGTAAATCCTTCGGGTCAATGTTCATTGATTTCTTGCTTAATTTAAGCATGAGGATAATCTTCTTAAAATCATCCTCGGCAATCTCAATTTTCTTCATTATTACATTTCATCATAAACGTCCTTTTCAAGTTCTTTCAATTCACCGTTTTTCGTAAGCGCATCAACGAAACCGTCCATTCCTTGTACACGTGTATCACCATAGATATACCACGCTCCTTTCCGTTCAACCAAACCGAACCGAAGTCCGAGGTCAACGATTTGTCCGGCAACGTCAGTCTTATTACGAGGAACATTTCCGTAATCTGTATATGCGTAGAAGAAATTTGCGGTACGTCCGGGATTTCCCACTTTATTCTTCATACACTCAATCGTAATGTTCCTACCGACCGTTACGTCCCCCTCGTCAGTCTTACCCTGTATCTTCTTGAGTGCCTTAAAACGTACGGATAATGTTTTGGTACGTTTCAACTGTTCTCCGTTTCTGATAACTTCTGGGTCGCCATAGGCAATACCAGTTTTCTGATAAGCGGAATTAATAACGAGCAAGGTAGCCTCACCATGTGGGGAAGCGTTTAGAGAGGCTTGGAACTTTCGGAAAGCCTTGTTCCAAAAACGTGCGCCAGAAGCCATTTGTTGGTCTTCCATTGATTTGTCAACTTCATCATCCGTACCAACGGCCGAAAGACTGTCAAATACTACCAAGCTAATATCTTCCTCGGCAAGTAACGCTTGTACCACATCCACACTTTCAGTTAGCATGGTAGGTCGAATCAGAATAAGACCCTCATTGTCTATTCCGAACTTCTCTCCCCAATCGGGAGTATAGGTAGCTTCCAAATCAACAAGGGCGACACGTCTTGCGATAGGGTCTTTTTTAGGTTTATACCCTTTTCGTAATTCGTATCCCTCAAGTTCCCTTACATCACCTTCACCCGAATAAGTGAATTTCGTAAAAGCACCTTGTTCATGGTTAGCCCAATCATAATGTTGGAACTGGGCTATGGCATCATACGAAAGATAGCTTTTCAAGGAACCGTTTTCTCCGTAGTGTTCAATAACACGTCCGATAGGAAATCCACCGAAGCTGATATAATTGTAAGCGGGAACGGAACTAAGTATCTTGCGACAATTAGGCAAAGTGGAAGCTGTATGTATAACACCATCTCCCATTGTCTTATTAAAACGATTGATAACCTCATTCAACGAGGACAAAGATTTCTTCGGCATAGCTATGCAATATTAAATAATGAAAAATAAAGTAGATAGTCTAAATCACGTCTCCAAATAAAACCCCCAGCAGACCTTCGTTTTAGGAGGCAACACTCTGAAATATGTCTATAATTAACTCCTGTCTTACGAGAAGCATCTTGGCAACTCTCATAAAACCCAATATATGTATTATTTTTAATTTGTAGAACTGGTTTCATAGGTCTACCTGCGGCACCTAATTTAGGATGTCCCATAATAGAACGAGAATGTCTTACTTGAATATCTCCATAGTTATTGTTCTCTTTATATGTACACCATTCCAGATTTTCTACCCGATTATCAGCCCTATTACAATTCTTATGATTAACGCAAGGTTTATTTTCTAAATTTGGTATAAATATCATAGCAACAAGTCTATGAACAGATGTACTTAAACGAAAACGCTTATAAGTAAGAGAACATTTTATATAACCATCCCTACGACATTGGGTTCCTATTATCTTATGACCGTTACGAACAAATCCAGTATTAGAAACCTCATAATTCGGAAAGCCCGGAATTTTTCTCCACTCAATCATAGTATTCCAGAGTATAAAGAATAGTCAAATCTCTGGGGAAGAGAAAGCATATCATCTTTCATCTCCGACCAATTAGTTATAATCTTACCATCCGCAAGCAAAGGAACGTCAAGTTTAACAGTGTTTTCCATACAGTCAATGACAATGCGTTCAACTTCAAACATCTGGTCTATACGTGCTTCAATGAGAACTTCATCATGCACCTGTAACAGAAAATGAGCGTCCAAATTACGTTCTTTAAATTTACGGCACATAGCGATAGTGGCTTTTTTCACAATGTCGGCACCGCTCCCTTGTATAACAGTGTTAACTGCTTGTCGGAGTGCACCGAAATAAGCCGCATCATCTCGATGAAACGGGTCTTTAGAGGCTTCGGGCAACTGACGAATACGTCCAAAGATAGTACGAACGTATCCGTTTCGTTTGGCGAATGTTTCGGTACTCTCTTTCCATTTAGCAAATCCGCTATACACTTTATGATAATCATCAATCATCTGACGGGCACGCTCTTTGGACACTTTAAACGTATTTACATACTTACCAACTCCCATGCCGTACAACACGCCAAAATTCATGGTATTGTGCGTAACAAGGGTTCCGGTCATATACAAGTGTTTTTCGGAATCTACATTCAAGTCACACAAGTAGTCAGTTCCTAAACTTAGCACCTGCAAAACTTTATTAGGTGAGTTTTTAGCACCTCTTCCCACTTTGGAAACACGTTCAGTAAGGGATACAACCTTGTGTGGGCATTTTATAACATTGCTACCTAACAAGTCACTCAATGAATCCGAGTAAATATGTATCCGGAAATACCATTTTTCATAAGTACTGTTCCAAGACGGTTCCACACCAAAGTTATATCCTATTGAGTTTAGCAGGAAACATAAATCCTCGGCAAGTTGGATACTCTTGGTACAAATACTGGTAGTACCTTTTTCGGAAATCGTTCCATCAGTATCAATAAGGCCACCGAGGAAGTTTTTCCGCATCTCAACAGTACCGTTAAGAACCCACAGAGGAATTTTAAAGTTCTTCTTACCACGTTCGTCAGACAAGCCGAAAGGAACCATAAATTTGACAAACCTTGAAGAGCCTAAATACATATAGTTTATATTAGACCTCTCAGTAAGGGGAAGTCCTTTTTTGGCAAATTCGTCTTTTAGAATTTTTCTCCATGACTTGAAGAACCGTCCTTTTCCTACGGAAACACCGATATGTTTTGCAGAGAAACAGCCATCACCAGTCAACACTCCGGCAATATAAGCCCACTGTGAATCCATCTTAATACTAAATGCATCTCCGGAATCAAAGAACGGGTTATAGTCTATTGTAGTTTCAGAGCCTTCATAAGTCAACTGGGTGTTTTCTGAAATTTCGTCACCTATCTCCAAATCCTTTGCACATTTTAGTGTACCGTCAGCCATTACGTACTGGTGATTTACAGAACTACGAACTATTCCACGTTTGGTAATAACGCCGAGTGTATTATCACACCCGTTTGAATAGAATGAGTTTACACCTATCATTTCGGAGCCATTGAACACGGAGGAAATCATAGGACTGTCAAAGGTATCCTTGAGCCGGCACATTGAAACCTCACCAATACGCAATACACCTTTATCAGTAAAGATAAGCGTGTTCTCGTTCACGCATTTTGCCTGTTTTCGAGTAATACCACAACGTTTTGCAACATCGCCATGAGGGTCGCCACCATGAAGAAAAATATCCATAAAGTGTTTATCATGGCTTACATGAGCCATTACACGAAGTTCCAATTGCGAGTAATCGTAATTAACGAACACATAACCCGGCCTTGGAATAAAAGCTGCCCGTACTGGAAAGTTATGATTATTGGGCATGTTCTGTAAATTAGGCCCACTACTTGACATACGTCCGGTTTTAGTTCCCGCACTATTCAAGTCACCACGAAGAACGTTATGAGAATCCAACTGTGGCGGAATGGCTCGGATATAACCAGTAATGAGCTTTTGTAATTCAGAATACTCCAATAAAGCCTCACCGACCGAATATCCCATATTAGCCCACTCCTCATACGTTCCGGCATCAGTACTTCTACCCCCCTTTTTAGTGGTTTTTATAACGGGAAGTTTCATCTGGTCGAAAAACACTTTCTGTTTTTGTGGGGCGGAATTGAGATTGAACACACAACCACATTCCTCATAGATAGAATCCAGACATTCAGATAACGCACTATCTACATGTTTATCGAAGTCAAGAAGTAAATCCTTATTGATAAGAACACCTCTGATTTTCGCATCCCTAAGGATGTTAATCATGGGCATCTCAACCTCGAAAAGTAACCGTTTAGCATGTTCATCCAAAAGGGGCATATACTTGTAATACAGTTTTGTTTCCCAATAAGTATCCTCACCAGCATATCCGGCAAGAAGTTCAAGAAGTTCGTCACCGTCCAAACTCCAATTAATACGGTTCCACGGTTTACCACTTATCTCCTTAAAATCCTTTTTCGCATAACCGAAATCAGCAAGTACTCTATCTTCCAGTTTCATAGCTAAATTAGGGTTATACAGATGAATCATCTGCAAGGTATCCGCATAGAAAGAGAAACACTCGTCTTTGATACCATTCATAACGCTTATCATACTATCATATTTGGCGTTATGCGCTATAAGTCTAAAACGGGGAAACTGTTCGTTGCATATCTCGGCAACTTCTTTCATGGGGAACCCCTTACTAAAATGAAAATCTATCGGTACGAATATCGGGTTTCTCCCTCGTTGGTGCAAGGAGAGACCTAAAGGAACCGCATCAAAATCAAGTCCGGTAGTTTCCCAGTCTTTTGTAAGAATACTGTTATCTTCACATGAATACAAGTAATCCTTTAGTTCACTAAGACTCTGTACAAGTCCAACCGTACAAGACGGGGTTTTTAATTCCTTCATAGTACAAATTTAGATAGGGTGACAGCCTATTAAAACTACCACCCTATACATTTATAAATAAAAACTATCAATCATCGCTTACGGAAACACCCATCTCGTCAAGTTCATCATCCGTTGGCGGTTGGCAAATTTCCTCTGCGGACGGGAGCATTTCTTCCCAATCTTTCGGACGCATACGTCTATCATCATCGTCAAAAGCCATCTCAAAATTGTATGTTGCGTCTTTCCCCTCGCCGGTACGGGTAACTTCAAGAACGAGTTCAGTAAGTTCCTTACCTTTTTTATCGACAATCTGTTTCAACTGTTGGGCGATAGTAGTACCAACTCTCCAAATCTTTTCGACCGGCTTGTCGTGTTTGAACTTCTTCTTTTCAGAATCCCAGCTACCACGATAATCGAGTAACTTAAACGCAGCACGCCAAATTTGTTTGGAACCCTCGGAACAGAGTACACAATGACGGCTGGTATCCAACTGACAAGGAATTGTAGTCCAGTTACCACGTTTGTCCTTTACGCTGTGCGCATTGTAGCAATACGGTTCGTCTTGTAAGAACTGGATAATAGCGGTTTCACCCGGTTTAAGCCAGAAGTCACGAACAGCGTTTTCACTTTTTTCTCTGTTTTCAGCAACTTCCGCTTGGCGTTGTGCAACTGCACCCCAACCTTGTTTACGCTCTTTTTTACGAGCACTGCGAGGTTCGTCCTCGTCATGTCGTCTACGACGACCACTTTCTCTTACTGGCATAATACTAATTTTTAAGTCCATTGTATTGGACGGTTAAACACTATGTGTTTTCTAATACACTTAAATATACAAAAATAATAGATAACTTCCAAATGTCTATTTCGGAACTATGCTGAGAGTAAAACTAACTTCCATTGTACCCCAATCATCATACGAAATATCCGTTCGGATATATTTTTCTGCGTTTTCAATAATAGTCTTGGAAAGGTCAGAAACAAATTGTCTAAGAAGCCTTTCTTTGTTCTCCTCAACAGGAATACGGGAGAGCATCTCACGGTTTACAAGATACCTTGCTCGAAAGTTTTCGGGACTTGCGAAACCTCTTGGTTCTAACAAAGCATCATACACTGAACTTGAAAAGGCAAAGTCTTTATATGAAAACTCTTCTACAACAGGGTCTTCGTCTTCATTGTAAGGAGGAAAATCTTCCAAAACCAATTTTATGAGGTCTGCGTCAGAAGTATCATCCGGTCGTTCCCGAATAAGAAATGTATGTATAGAAGACGTAACAGCTTCATCTATGAAAGGTGAGCAAGCATCATTACGTTCCTCTCCTATATCATTGGTAAGAAACAACCCGATAGTAGGGTACCTTTTCACGAAAGAGGTGAAGAAAGAAAAGGAATCCGAATCAAGTCCTCTTATTATAACGATATGTTTATTTGGAGCAAGACCATTCCAACCGTATATAAATCTCATACTTTTCTATTTTTTAATTCACGTAACACTTTATCTTTCATGTCAAGATAATCATCCCAACCGATAGCCATTTCCATTGAATATTCAACATAGTCCGTACTACTGTGGAAGAATCTCCCCCAAACTTTCGGAGAAATACACTCGCCAGGGTCTTTACTTGTATAAGGAACTAACAAAACCTCGGTTTCATTCTTCAACTGGTGATAGCAAATCTCCGTAGCACGTCTACCTGTATTATCATTATCAAGAGCCAGATATACTTTCGGAAACTTGGCAACTTGGGAAGCCTGCCACGAACTCATGTCAGCTCCGAGCAAAGCGGTCGCATTGTAGCCATGCTGGTACAACCGCATAACATCGGAATAACCCTCTACGACTATTACGTAATCATAAGAGAAGTCCAAGTTATATAAGTACTCCGACTTTTTGAAATTCTTACTGTTCCGAACCACACGTGTAGGATAATTGGTTCTTGACTGATAACCTACAAGTTCAGTTAGAGATTTGAAGTCCCGATAAAACGGAATGATAATCTTGTTATCCTCGGAAAGACCTATACGGAAGTGTTTGAGCGTTTCCTTTTTAAAACCACGTTTAAGAAAGTCTTCGGGCGGTATTAACCGCCAGCTTAAATCAAGTTCAAATTCGGGGGAGTCCTTTTTCTCGAAATCGGAAATCGTAACGAGTTCCATCGCATCAAAGTACCCCACTCCGAATTTTGTAGTAAGCAAGTTGACAAGGTTTCCATGCTCGTTGCAAGAAAAGCAATGCCAAGCGTTCTTATCGGGGCTTACAAAAAAGGAAATGCGTCCACTACCGTCCTCATGGTTTTCACGGAACGGACACTCCATACGAATTTGTCCGTTCGTCATTTGCTTAGGAGAATAATCCGCAAATATATCCATAAGGGAGCGCTTGGAACGATGTACTGGCATTACTTCTTATCTTTAATAGATGAAAGCATTTCGGTTGCTTCCTCAATAGAGGATGATAATCTGTCAAGGGCACCTTTTAAAGAGTTCTCGGTATTCGTATTAGTACGAACAGTTTTCTCAATACCCGGAAACGCACGTATGAAAGGAGCGAGCGTTTCTCTAAGTTTTACGATAAACAACGTGTTCTTCACTATACTATTATACAAGCGTAGAACTCCGAATACCATAACGGCAAAAAGGAACAAGAAAAAACGCAAATACATGCGTATTTCGGTTATTTCGCTGGGCGTTCGCACGTAATTAACAACGGGAGCGATAATACACCATACAACGACCAAAACAAGCACGGCAAACAAAACGGCTGCACACAGTACAGCACCTATTTTAGTCAGCCAAGCATTAAAACGGTTTTTTTCCATAAGGGTAAATCTAATTCATTAAAACAATAACTTGCAACTACTTTTCCGATAGTGGTTTTATGTAGGGCAAGTTTATCAAGAAGCTTTTTATAATAGCTCTCAATGCGTCTGCCGGAAACTTCTTCATTAAACACTGCGATAGACCCGGTAGAAACCTCGTACAAATGAGTTTTAGAGCTGTTCTTTTTATGTCCAAGGACAAACTTAAACCCCTCATATACGAATGAGCCATTATAGTGAATGACATAAGGTTCACTCATACAACCGCCGGTTCTTGCGGAATTAATTATTGTATAATGTCCGGCAATGATGCCTTTCTCATTTATAAAATCCATAAAGCACTATCTATTGACAAAGTTTGAATATTTAAATTTCTGTTCAGCAAACTATAACGGTATTTTGTCAGTTTCTCTTTTGTAGAAGTGAAAAAGTAATACCGTTTAGCTTTTATTATCGGCAAAGCGGATTCCACAGCATCCCGTACCGTATCATAGCAGTACTCCATGATTGCGCATCCGGTACTCGCCTCAGAAACAATATAACAATCGGGATAGCTTATGTCCCTATGAACAATAAACCACCAGTGGTACATCTTGAAATAGCCCACAACGGAAACATCACGAAATGTTCTATCCTGCATGAATATCGTACCAGTGCCACTAATGCAAGTCCAGTTACAAATCTGGGACAACAGGTGTTGAGGAAGATTCATCGGCCGGTAATGTTAGTGATTGGCACATATTTGTCAAGTCATTCTGAAAGACAAACGTAGTATTCCCTTTAACACGTCTTCCCTTTACAACCTCGCATCCTACTACATCATGGAACTTCATATCTGCGTCCTGAAACATACGGATAGCCAAATCGGAATCCTGAGAGTAAGAATTTGAGTAGGCAAAATCATCCTGACCGTCCAGTGAATATTTGGAAGCGGTCTTGGAAGAACCCCTCTTTAACTGCGTAGAGTTTATAATAGGGACGGAAAAGTTCTTGGCAAGCCTTTTCAAATTACGGGTGATGTACACGATTTTCTCCCACCCCTCTTGCATCCTGCTTTCCATAAGATAGGAACCGTCTATGAATACAGCGGACGGTTGGAAAAGACCTATGTATGTGGAAAGCTCGTCAATAGTTTGGCAGCTATATACGATACGCAACTTTGACGGCTCACTGGTTAACTTTTTAAGTCCTTGAAAATAACGTTTTCTTTCACGTTCCGTAAGAGTACCTTTTTGAAAAGCTTCAAAGGGAAGATGAAATTTTAAACAGTCAATGCGTTCCTTTATTTCATCTTCACCCATCTCATTAGTGATAAACAAAATATCACCAAGCGTTTCTCCAAGTTCACAACGTTCCTTCACTACACCTTCCAATAAAAAGGCAAGGTATAACATAAGCCAACTTTTACCTACACCGGCTTTACCACCGATAGTAATCAAGTCATTTTTCCTGTACCCGTAAAACGTAGCATCCATATCGGGAGCACCCATACTTAAATGAGTGACACCCATTTTTTCAGTACGTTTTTTATACTCCTCAATACGTGTTTCAATATCATCGGAATAAAGAGTGTCTTTGCTTTCAACGGCATCCACCGATAACATGGCGATAAGGGACTGGAACTCCGACAATCTTCCACGGGGGTCGGACTTGATACCCTTTAGTATCTTGGGTACTTTCTCCGACACCGTTGCGAAAATGTAGCGTTCTTTAAGAGCGTTCAGATAATATGCCGGTCGGGAATCGGCTCCCGAAGAGTCTAAACCGAACTTATCAACGAACGTCCTAAGACCCATCATCTCACCATGTTCACGATAATACTCCATTATACATCGGTACTGTCGGGCTTCATCATCGTCCAACCATTGCTTCTGTACAACGGAGAGAATCTTATGGTCTTTACGTTTTAAACAAGACACAAACAACTGTTCGCCTACTTTCATAAGAACCTCTTTTTATTATTGCGTTGAACAATTTTCCGATAGTCTTCTCCACGAACACATACGTCAATAACCGCTTCATTAAGTAATGAAGCAATGTCCTCGGAGAACACTTCCCGAACAAACTTAGGGTCTGTGTTAGAAGAAAACCATATCGGTCGTTTCATCTGTACACGAAAGCGGATAACTGACTCCATAATACGTTTCACCATATCCGGAAGATATATCGCTTCCCCGTCTTTACCGACATTCTTACCGAACTCGTCAATTCCCAAAAAATCAACCGTCCGTAACATGTGGTTAAGCTCCCGTTTATGTTCGGGGGAATACCAAGAAGCGGTGAACTGGTCTACGATTTCATCTATGGTGAATACCCGTACCGTCTGCTTACGACTGATAAGTTCTTTAAACGCACAGCACATAAGATGCGTCTTACCAGTACCGTTACTTCCCCATAAATACAGACCGACACCGCTTTCTTTGGCTTCGGCAAATTTACGCAAATAATTCTTCACGTGGGCAAGGGCTTCATCATCATTGGTAAAATCGTCCAGTGATTTGGAGTGCCATCCTTTCTTTATACCACACATGAGATAATAATCAGATACTTTATCCATACTTAAAATCCACTACCGCTGGTCGAACTACTCATTTCCCGCATATACTCTTTGGAACCAGCATCCTTATGAGTAAGGGAACGCATTACATCATCTTTCATACAGGCTACCGTAGTAAGCGTGGGAACACCTTTCTTCCGATATTTGTCAAAGTGGAGAACTCCTTCAACAAGAAGTGCGAAAACCGTAGATTTATCATACGCCTTTAGCATGTTTGATGTCTGGAAGTATTCCACTTTATTACGGAGATTGTATATCTCACCGCCCGTATAAATTTCGTACAAGTAACCATGAAGTTCCGTAAAGTCACCCGGAGTAAGTTTTTCAATTCCCTTTTCAAGCATATCCGAAATTTTGGAACGGATAAACCTGCTGCGGGAACGGCATACTCCTGACTTACTTTTACTGAACTGTTCAAGAGAATCTTCAAGAAGTTCATGTGCCTCACTATACAAAGAGGTTTTAGCCTCAAATGGGAAAAACTTCCTTCCCCGAAACTCTCCGAGAAATATTCGTTCATCATCATCGAAAAAAATGAACCCTTCATCAGCGAGTTCCTGTAAAGCGTTGTAAACTTCATCAAGTCGTTCATCCGAAGAAGTCCAATCGGGAAAGTAATCATAGAGGTCACTTTCTGTCTCAACGAATATTCCCCATTTGGTATCATCCTCTACATACTGCACAACGTTTGAGAGTAAAGCCGCATAGAGTAGATATTTAAACGGGATAACCCCCGTAATAGGCATCGACTTCCGTAATCCCAAAAGTGCGTTCATACTATTTATCGTCTAATAACTCTGCAACTTGGTTTTCAATCTCGTCAGTAACTATCTCGTCAGCTACTTCAATGGTATCCTTGATATACTCAATTTCTTCCTTTGTAGGCTTAATCGGTAAGGTGATACCTACTGTAACTTTAGCGGAGTTATAATCCCCCATGTTTTTCGTTACAGACTTCTCATAGTAAACAGTTGCTCCGTTCTGTCGCAAACTTTCAATTGTTTCTGTATCAGCGATTTTCTTTACTGGCATAATAATTCCTTTCTTCGTTAAACAGTTTGTTTATCTCGGTGAGCAGTTCAGCGGGCGGTTTCTTGTTACCCGGAATAAGCATAACCAAAGGTCGGAGCTTATGTGCGAGGGCGAGAGAGTAATAACGTCTGTCCTTATAGATAATAGGAGCGGGTGGGAAGATACCCACTTCTTCGTACCGTTGGATAGTACGTCTACTCTTTCCTACTATTTGGGCAAGACCCATTACAGTAACCATCTTGATAAGTTCACCACCGATATTAAGCGTCTTCTCACAACGAGAGTTAGTCAATTCCTTTTTCATCGAATCTCTCCTTAATGTCAACACTGAACGCATAGCTCGTTTTGGGAACATAGATGCGGGCCAAATCTTCCGGTGATATTTTACCGGCTTCGACAAGAACATCAATCTTGTCCTCACGTATTACGGGAACAAGTTCGATACACTCTGAGAAACCAAGTTCTTTGAGGACATCAGCGGCTTCGGGAAGAAGTTGGTAACTTTCCCTGCATGTATGTTTAAGCGTAACGTCCACATCCGCATAAGGAAGAATGGCAAGACGGGAGCCGGTGGAAGTTACCTTACCCGAAGATTCAAGGTAGCTCTCAAGCGGGGAACGGAGTTCCTTACACTGTTTGTCAAGCTCCTTAATAGCTTCCTTCTTGTTTACGTATTGAATACCAAGAAGTGCCATTTCCTCATTGGAAAGTTCAGAGGACTTCTTGGGTTTACTTTTTCTTTCTGGCATAGCTTTACTTTTTAGCGTTCAACTTTCTTTTGATTGCATCACAAGGGGTAAATTTGAAAGCCAATCTGTCGGGAACGGTTATCTGTTGTTCACCAGTGAAAGGACTTCTCGTTACAAAACCCTTACGGGCACGTACAGAGAATTTACCGATACCCGGAATATTGATAGGCTCATTAACAACAGTATGCTGGATAACGTTTACCAATGCTTCGATAACATCGGCAGTATCAGCCTGACTCTTTCGTGCGATTTTCGCAACCTGTCTAATAAGTTCTTCTTTATTCATGGTGTAATAATTTAAGTTAGGAAACAAAAATAGCCGAAGATATTTTACTACCCTCGGCTATAATCAACTTACGGTAATCGGGCTTACTTGGCAAGTCTCTTAATCTTAGTATGGATTTTCGGATCTATGAAATCATCACTGCCATCATCGTAGGCAACGTGAACTTTACCCTTTTTGATTGAGTCTACTTCACCGTCATACCATTCCTTGTTCTCGTCATTCCAGTAAACGGAAACTCGGTCGCCGACTTCGAGGTCATCCGCCTCAACGAGTTCTTCCTTTTTTGATTTTTCATCACGTTTCTTCGGTGCAGGTTTCTTCTTTTCACCACTAAGGGCGTTGGCGATTTCCTCGGCAGTATCGTCTATGGAAGCGTCACCGTCTTCTTCAAAGTTGTCAATAAGTTCGGTGATTGCATCTTTGTCGGCATCGTCTACCAAATTGCAGATTGCTTCAATGGTCTTCTTTTTGTTACGGGTGCCATCGTCAAACTCCTCAAGCAGGTCAGCAACTTTGTCGGTCAAATCATCACCGCCCTCGTCTTCTTTCGGAGCGTCTTTACCTCTCTTCGGTGCAGGCTTCTCGTCGTCATTCTCGGCATCGTCACCACCGTTTTCCTCTTGAGCTTTCAGAATAAGGTCACGAAGTTTCTTGTTCGTGTTCTTTCCATCGTAATCATCGGGGTCAATGGAGTAATCGTTCTTCAAGATTTTAATCAACTCTTTGGACTCCATATCCATGAGTTCGTCTTTCGTGTACGTCTTCACGTCAGACGTTTCGGCAGGTGCAGCGGGAGCAGGCTTCTTGTCAGGTTTAGGTTCCCGTGCAGGAGAATCAGAAGGGACTTCTGTTGCGCCAAACTCACCCAGTGAAACTACGGGTAAAAACATTTTTCCATCGTGTTGGATTGCTTCAACTTCAACACCTGCTGCGAATTGTGCTACAAGAGTAGCGCTCGGTTTAATTTTTCCGATTACCATAATAATATAAATTTAAAAGATTAATATTTGCCGGTCGGTAGACCGAACGTTTGTTTTAAAATGATATACAAATATAGTTGTTTATAAGTTAACTTCCAAATCGCTCTGTATCAATCTGTTATGCCCTCATTCAAAGTCACCACCATGTGGTCGCACCCGTATAACGTGTATAAAGAGGTACCCGGAGTAATAGGGAACACCTCAAAGGGATACGGTTTAGCACTCTGAATACGTAGCATAACGGTTTCATAATCGGCTTCGATTTTAAAGACATCGCCTACCGCTAATTTGTAAAGTTCATCATAAGTTTCCTTTGGGGAATTTTCATTAAGTATAATCATAGCCGTACTGTTTATTTGTCCATACCATATTTTAGGAACGGTTTCCATCCGGTATAAGCAAGCACCGCCCAAAATTTACGGTGATACAAGTATTTCGCATTGGTGGCTCTACTTATAGACTCCCGTTCAAAGCAAGTATTCTCACGTACCGTCCGGAATGTTATTTTCCTCTGTGGTTCATTCGGATAACGTTCATTATCAAGAACCATACTTCTCCACGAGCGGAGCATCTCAAGCCCGTAAAAAATCGTGGGGATAAAAGGAATTATAAAAAGAACGGGAAGAACTGGGAACCATCCGTACCATTCCGAGCACCAACAAAGCAAAAGAACGGGTAAGCTAACCGTAAGGTGAATGTCCCGTTGTTGTCTTATATGGATACGCTCATGGTTTAATTCAGAAATAGGGTCTTTCACTTTAATGTCCCTGCGAACAAAAAAGAAAGGGTAAAATGCCCAAGCGTCATAAATGAGTCTGGGAACTACTACGGGGAAACCGTTCTTGAAGCATCCCATAATCAGATTATAAAAGGAAGCGACTTGAGCTACCCATTTGTAGTCATACTCGTTTCCTTTGTTATCGGCAAATACGCTAAGTTTGTCTTTTGTAGCTCCCCTGCGGAGCAGCAATCGTTTAGTCCTCCTCTGTTCACTCATAGCCATTAAGTTTTTCGTAGTGAGAAAAAAGTATAGGGGTTTCCATTAAGGATAGTATATAAAAGAATAAGTAATAAGGACTTTTCCCTAAGTACGCCAGTAACGGAGGAACTCCCCAAATGATTGTAAAGATTAGGAGCTTCGTTAGCTCCTGTGCGATATGTTTCATTATTTTTTAGTTTTAAGTTGGTTCAAATATAAGAAAACACAGCGAAACTTCCAAATCAATCTCGGAACACCCTGTATGCGGAAACATCCGTTTCATCGGGAGTAACGAAGTCCTTTGTATAAATCCGAGGAAGTGTAAGATATGATTTCTTATTCAAGAGAACACACGAGAAATTCCGTGTAGTGGAAACAACGGGATAAGTAGTATCTCCTATACGGACTTTATCGCCCGTTTGTATCGGTTCACCAAAAGGAAGCTCTTTCATAACACAGTCTTTATAGTTTGTAAATTACGTTCACCCATGAATTTACCGTTTATCGGAAAATACGTTTTCTTGGCTGAGGAATAAGTGGCGAAAGTCATAGGACAATTGTCCACTAAATACAAAGCGACCGCCTGTTTCTTATCGGGATGAAGCCGGCAGATACGTCCAACTGCCTGTTCGGTATCCTTTATAGGTAGATGAAGAATCAGAGTATCAAGCCGGTCAATATCAAGACCCTCCTTAGCAAGCTGGGAAACACCGAGAATAAGCGGGCATTTGGTTTGCAGATATTCTTCTTCCTCTGCGGTACGTTCGGAAGTCTCACTGACAATAAGCATAGGCTTATAATCGGCAAAATACTTGTACAGACTTCTAAGGGTATCCTTTCGTTTGGATAGGAAAAGTACGGTTCTTCCTTTATCAAGAGCGTCCTGTATGATTGAGATAACCTGCTTCCGTCTTCCACTATGGTCGTTCAAATATGCTTCGATAGTGGGGTAAGCAAGTTTGGAAACCTTTGAGATACACGAGCAAATCTGTCGGTAAGACGTTTTGTTTATCTGTTTAGAGGAAAGCATTTTATCTGCCAGTTCAGTCCACCGTTTATCGGGAACGACACAAACCGCACTCTTTGTTTCATGGTAAGGAACATTAAGAGAGTCCAGAAAATCCACGAACTTATCATGGGGTCTGTTTTTTGAAAGAATGCCTCTTACTTCGACACCCGTAAATACACCGTAAATATGCGGTCGGGGAAAACGGCTTTTCATTTGAAGATGTTCTCCGAAATGATATTTCAGTATCCGGTGTACTCCATCAGAACGTCTGAAAGTAGCGGTAAGTGCGGTACGGTAGCGTGCCGGAAGTTCCTCAAGTATCGGCAGATACGTTTCAGCCCCCACACGATGCGCTTCGTCAAGTATTACATGGCCCACATTATTCACAAGTTCTTCCGGAAGAACACGGCTTGAGAACAAATCCATGACAACGATTGTAAAATCGGCTTGGGTAGGTATCTCCTTGTCCTTAGCGGTAAGAATAAATACGGAAGCATTGGTGGTTTCCTCGATGCGTTGCTTCCACTGTTTAGCCAAATAGTAAGTAGGAACGAGTACCATAGTCTGAACCCCGTGTTCATAAGATAACCAAATACCCATTATCGTGTTATGTGTAACTGTACCATCTTGAAGACAATATCTATGATTTCCGTCAAGGGTAAAACCATAATAGTCCCCTTCACCGATAGATTCTATCGAAATGCCAGTTACATAAGGGTCTTTATTAATAGACCGAGGGGGAAGTTTCTTTCGCAATAAACGGACAGGTATCTCATGGACATTTCCAATAATACTAAGTTTCCAATAAGAAACTTTATCAATAACTTTTTCAGAGATTGTCGCTTTGAAACCTAAAGACCAGCAGAGTCTCTGTATTTGTTCAATAAGAGATTTTCGTTTCTGGGTAATTTCGACAGTTCCTTTACGGACATAACCATCTGTATCAATCAAGCCGGCAAGAAGTTCTAAACGATTATGTCTGGAGTTTACAAGAAATTTTTCCGGAATATGTTTATTATTGATAAGACACTCTTTCTGGAAAAGAACAAAAAGTGGGTTATAAAAATGCCCTTGATTATCACGAGAACCTACAAGTCTGTAAAGATTTGAATTGTTTCTACTACCATCTCTATTTATTTGTTTAAACCGCCGAAAGGTCAAACCATACTTTTTAGAAACCTCTTTATAATAGGAAATTAATTTGCGGTCATTTTTATGGCAAGTAAATGATATTTCTTTTGAAGTACCATCGCCTAACCAGCATCCTAACAAATAGGGACTGAAAGGAAGTTCTGCCTCCGGAAAGTCAACAGGAACACAGTATCCATAATATTGAGCTTTTTTATATTTAGAAAAATCGAGATAGTCAACAAGGTTTATATCTTGTTTCTCACCGTAATGTTCATGGGCATATCTATGCCGGCTTTTTATTTTGTTTTTAGAACCCCACGGTCTATACTGTAAAGATAATATATGGGACTTATTCACAGTATAATCCTCACCTTTATTTTGGTGAATGACAAACATTTCTTCTCTACCTCGTGCAAGAGATAATACTTTCCGAGGAGTACTATCATCACCCATAAGCAAATCACCTACTACAATGTCTTCAACATTTTTAATAGAGCCGTCATACATGAGTATTTTAGTACCCTTACCGTGACATTTACCGCTACCGCAAGCAGCCTCAATAAGAAGTCCTTGATGATTAAACTTATCGGAATTAGCATCCACAAATTCCTTTTGATAATCACGCAATACTATCTTGGAAGAGGAAGTGAGTTTTCTTCCCGAAACCGTTTCATCTTTAATACCCACAGGTAACGGAGCATAAAAACGGGGGACGATATAGTTATCTCCAGTCTTTTTAAGATAGCAGATGTTCTTGTCAACCTTCTTATAGAAAGAACCTTTCCGACCGAAGCGCATCTGATTAACGTATTCGGGATTGGGTAAAGTCAAATCTTCTGCGATTTTAGTTACATCCAACAAAAAATATCTGGTAAGTTCGTTGGAAGTGGCTACGATATTGCTGGACACTCTCATATTATAATACTTTTAATACTATATAGATAAATATAATAAAGATATTCTTGTCTGAAAATTGGGGAAATCTGGCAGACAATGAAAGGAAAGACCCGACTTTCAGAAAGAATATCTTTATATGTAAATATATAAAATTTTTAGGAATTTTCCAAATCAGCTTTTAATAGGGATAATACTCACCTCTGTGTCACCCACTTTTAAAAGCTTGTAGGAAGTCTCTTCAAACTGAAAAAGAAGGTGAAATTTATTTGAATTGTACTCGTTCTCAATAAAGACTTTAACCATCAAAGCTGCACCTTTCTTCCAAGTCATAACAGTTCCAAGCCAAGAGTGCATTTGTGGGGCTTCATCAGAATATTCGGAAGGAGGTATAAAAAATGCCGGAAAGTCAAAATACCCCTTGTAATCAGCGTCTCCATGAAACCTATGAGCGTTCACTAAGAAAAAAGTTCCTCGTTCAGGTCTATTACCCTCAATACCAAAATCAAATTGGTCGTAATTAAAAGTAGCCATAACTACATATTGTTGTATAATACCTGTATCAGAACCTAATTGTTTAATCTCGGATGAACTAACTGCCTTATTATAGGATAGGCTTAATGAGTTTTTAATTTTGGTAATATCCGCAGTGGTATCCGTAGTGTATGAAGCATATTTATCATAGAACTTCTTGAGAGCTACATTAAATGTAGAACCCATGCCAACATTAAGAGCTGCGGGAATGCTTCCGTCAGTAAGCGTATTTGCGGCAATAGCCTGAGGTAACGTCATTTGGGGAGATGCCGGAAACATGTGGCCCGTATATAAAGTCTTCAAAGGCACAAAGTTAGGCATGAACTTTACCATCTGAGGTGTAGAGCTGTCACGATAAAAGTAACCGAGAGCCTCAACCACGTTCTCAACGGAATCGTAGTTATCTGGGGAAGTTACTAAAGAAGCTGTTTCATAGACAATCTGGTCGGCAGCAGGATAGGTAGTACCGTCCGAAAATTTCGCTCCTGCAATATCGTGAGAGGGGTCGTCCGCATAAGTAACAAGTTTCTGGGTAGCAGTAAGTAACACCCATAACCGTTCATTATACGTAACGGGTAAATCGCCGGATAATGTACCGCTTGCCGGTAAAAGGTTGGTAAAGTCGCAACCTCGTGCAACCATCTTGGAAAGAGTATAGGAAGCGGAGAAAGACGGATTCTCATTATCCTGTTCAAATGTAAATGATAAGTCGGTAATAGGGCCGACAAAACGGTAGAGATTTTCAAGCTGGGCTTGGAACGCAGACATCTGGCGGTTCAAGTCGGCTGTGGTGATAAGGTTGGGAGCACCTTTGAAAACACTCTTGTATATACGCTTGGTAGCGTCATAAACTTTATCTATAATAGCACTCATGGTCTTTAATTTTTTAAGGGTGAAAATACGGATTCAGATATTTTGAGTACACAAATCTATCATACGGCTCGAATGTATAGGTTATCTGCTTACTTGGAGAGAAACCTAAAAATTCGGGAGTCTTTTTTTGGATATAATCTTTTATAAGGTCTTGAGTTTCAACGGGATAGGCATCGCTGAAAAATTTACTTTTAACCTTTATGATTAACGTCATATCCTCATTAAGGGATGTATTATCATCTATCAAACAGTAGAACAAATCGGTATCATTATCGCCGGTAAGGTGTCCTTGTATGAGGTCGTCCAAAAGAAGAACTCCGGGCTTGGCATAGAAACCGCCGGCATCAACCAGTACGTCCCCAAGAGAAAAAAGGTTTAGCATAAATTCAAGGCCGGCAATACTTCCCCGCATACGGAAAAGGGAATCTATGTTCAAAAGAGTCTGAGTAAGAATCTGTATCGGATAATCATAGGGAATATCCGTAAGACCGTACTCCGCAATATACTTGATAAGCCATTTCCTGTTCATGGAAACGGCTCCGTTGAATGTACGTAACGCATTAGAGATGTTTTCGGTCTTATACTCCTGTACCGCATCAAGAACATCCAAAAATCTGGAAGCGTTTACATTTTGCTCCAGTACTATTTCGGGAGTAGAATCTTTATAGGACATTTGTAGTAACAGTTATTTTGTCTGCGCTTAATGTAGAGAATATATCACCCGCAGAAAGCGTAATATCAGACATAAGTTCTTCACTTTCCCCTTTCTTTACGAAGAAAGTACAGTTCTGCACTCCTTGTACAGAGGAACGTATCAGCACATCCAGTTCAGTCTTTAGGAAAGAACCGCCATAAGTAGCTTTCACCAACGGATTGGTGTAATCTTGTACCAAGCTGACAACGGAAGCCTTTATACTCTCAGCGTTATATCCGGAAAGAATGATAACCTTTACTACCATGCTGTCAGCGCCAAGATATTCAAGAGCATCCACATAGTTATTCGGAGTATAAACACCAACATAACCCACCAAAAGGTAGGGAGTGAAATTATCCACCAAATATTGTTTCTGTTCTTCGGTAGGTTCCGGAGTTCCGGTATTCACTATTACGGAATAGTTTACGTTTCGGCCCACAACTTCCACACGTGACTGGTACACAAAATTGAAGCTGTTCAGAATGTCCGTAGAAACCTGTTCATTGATAGCCGCATTTTTCGTAGCGAATATCAATGAAGTACGGTTCTTAATGGAAGTAAGAGTTTCCGCATAAGTACCGCCGGTTGCATCTGTAAGCATGGTAACGGCAGTAGCCTCACGGGAAGCAAGAGAGTCTGTAACAGTAGCCTCACGGGAAGTAATATTTCCGTCAGAACCGTTACATTTTAGATATTCAACACGGATACCTTTACCGATAGACGGAGAAATACCATATCCCTCTGAGCCGAAGAATATGTTCACGGAACCGTCTTCATCTGGAAGAACCATATAGTGCGTACTGTCGGCATCAGACTCTCCGAATGTCCGAACTCTGGTATAAATGATATTGTCAATGATAAGCCTAATGCTGTCAATGTCAATATTTTCCTTACGGATAATAACCGAGTACCCGTTATAGGTAATATCTTCCGCAAAATAATTTCCTTCGTGAAGCTCAATAGGAAGCGTGACTTCGGCAGAGGAAGTCTCAAGGGAAATATCCTCTACGTTGGTAAATTTCTTACCGTCAACGTCAATAACCAAGTCTCCTTGTTTATAAGTGGAAGCCTCTCCAGCGGAGAACGTTATATTGAACGTGGCTTTGGCAGAAGTGCACACCGTAGGAAAGTATCCGAGAGAGGAAGCCTTTGAAAAAGCGTTACTGTAAGAACGCATCTTACGGAGAATGCCTTCATTTGCGAAAGCGTTCAAATACCAAAAGTCCTTTTCGGAGAAAAGCGCAATAAGCTCCACCAAAAATTCTCCGAAATCAGATTTACTCCTGTCAGTCCATTCGGGGAAAAGGGAATCCGCAACAGAATGGGCTTTCTCTACCATCTGTACCATAGTGGCGTAGGTAAGCAAGTCTTCATCGGGGATAATCAGCAGCTTTGAATATTTCTCCAGTTTTTGCAACAAGGAAAGGTCAAGTCCGGCAAAGTATTGAAGAAGTTGTTCTTTAGTTTGAGCCATATCCGTAAATTATAAGTTATACAAAAGTAACATCATTGATTGTGGTCTTGTTTTCCTCTACGGAAGTGTACTCCACTCTAAGAAGCATGTGGGTACGGTCGTTATCCACATAACCGATGTCCAAATCCTTAATGGAAACGTCTTCCACATATTTGGTTATCCCTCTACGGAGATTTCCGAGTATCAAATTACGGTTGGCAAAAAGGAAAGCCACCGACCTCTGCACAAGTGTATGAAAATTCGCACCGAAATCCGATGTATAAATGCGGAATTTATCAAAGATACAATAGAACCATATTGCGTCTTTGGCTTTTTGTGTTCCACTCGCAAGTTGAAATCTTCCGTCTTGTAGAAAAAATCTGCATGGCAATCCTTTTCCCATATCACATAAACTTAAAACCGTTCAAAAATAAAAATAATAACCCGATTAAGCAAATAAATGTTCCGTTATCCGGGAATCGCATCTATAAGACCACTGACTGTTCCAAGTAACGTAATAGTAGCCATAATAGGAGAGGGAACCTCAAAATGAAGAAGTATGCAATACCTGAGAACACCAGAAAGAAAATCCGTTACCGACTTTATGATTGAAGCAAGGGAGTTCTTCTTCTGGGAGTTCTCTATAACTGTCCATGCGGGATTGGCCGTAGAAGTAGCGGAACCCGTAGTAAGTACAGACGGGATAGCATTGGAAGCCGTAACTTTGGCTACACTTGTTTGCAGAGATTCCAACCCCTCTTTAGCCTGTTTATAGTAAAACTGTATCTGAGAGATACATTCGTCAATAAACGCTTTACCCGGCCCTACTATGTAGTAGTCCACAAACTTCTTTTTCATTTCCTCACGTTTTTCGGGAGTGGCAGCATTATCGAGGGACTCTTTGAACTCGACCTCACAGTACTTATCTACAACGGAACTTGGGTCAAGTCCGGGAACACTGATGCTACCACGTAAATTTGCAAGGGCTTCTTTTGCAGCCTTGTCAACATCTTCTTCAACAGCTCTTGTTTTCATACTATTTTTCCAATTTTAAAACGTTACTCATAGTGTCAGTAAGGGACTGCTTGATTTCGTCCAGTACGACAAGTGTATCCGGCATAAATTGTTGGGGGCCGAGTTGCGTATTGATTTTAGCCTTACCCAATTGTTCAACCAGTTTAAAGAGGAGTTCCTCAATCATGTACAACGTATTGAAAGAATCCATCTTAGCACCTTTTACTGGATAAAATCCGATAATAAGCGGGTTTGAATAGTAGTTCCTTTCATACGTTATAAGAGCGATAAAATTATCCTTGTTGGCAGTAAGCCATTTTTTAGAGGGCATAAAAGAAGCTGTTCCTATATTAATCATAGGAGCATAGATGGCTTCTCCCGTACGCATTACGCATTTTACGTAATCGCCTTCCATTTCATCGGTCAGTTTTGCAAATTCTGCTTCCATTATCGTATAAAATCTAATTCGGTTCGAGTTCCATCGGAATCCCATACATGAGTAAGTTCCCGTAAGAAATAACGGTCAGTATTTCCGCTTGTGTTATAACGGGAAATCCCACGAATAGAGTAGGAACGTTGAGTCTTGATGTCCAAATCCTGATTTACCGTAGCGGAGATGCTAATTCCAAAGAATGACTGGTCGAATACGGCTACATCAGCCTCAACACGCTTCACAAGTTTATAGTAATAACGGGCGTAGTGTGGGTCTTCATCCTCTATTTTACAACCACTGCTCCATTTCCAGTTTGCAAGACCCTGATTCCGTAAATCATCGGCAAGTTTAGGGTCTGTACGATGTATGTATTCCACACGTGCCTCGTCAAGTTCATATTGGTAGATAACACGCCGGCCGTCTTCTTCACCGATTTCAGTAACGACTTCCTTTATGGTTCCGTCAACTGGGTCTATGTTTGTAGATGAACGGACGACAGCCGTAGCAAGAGAAATATCCTCGTCAACGGTAACGCTGCGTAAAAGACGGGGGCGGTTCCAAGTGCTATCGGGGAAAGTTTGTATTTCTGAACCTTGCAAAGACTTTACACTACGGTCTGCGGGAGAAGATTCCGTAGCATTTTCTATTTTTTCACTTTTAAGAGGGAATACGAATGTAATCCGGTCGTTAATAACATTCTTGGCACGGGAAACGTCAACAAAATACAGGTATTCTTGTCCGTTTTCCATGTCAATCCATACAGAGCAACCGTAAGAGCTGGCAAGTTGCAATAAGAATCCCCAATCGGAAACGTTTTTTTGATAACGTGTCCTCGTAAGGGTAAACTTCATCTTAGCACTTTGCTTGGGGAGGGCGATTTCCCCGATTTGAAATTTGTTATCCTCAGCGATACCCCTAACGAGTTGCTCAAGGCTAAGTTCGGATTTACCCTTTGCGAAACCACGTTCACTTCCTTTATCCGGATATACATAACTTTTATAAGTGTCCTTACCGAGTTGGTTATATCCGTAACTCATGCACTCAACGTTAAAACTGATTGCTCCGTTATCCGGAAAAGAGGTTTTGATACGAGTTATAGTGCCGGAAAAGACTTTCCTAACACCCGAACCGTCCGGAGAATAGTAACCACCATACATAACAACCCACATTCCCAAATAGCAACGCTGCAAAATAACATCCGCATGTTTATTTACTGTAAAGGAGAGTGTATTCAACATATCCGCACCCTCTTTAAGTGTGACGGGATAAGAAACGCACTCCTCAATATCCATATACTTGTCAAAAGACGAGGAACTATATGAAAGTCCTTTAGCAGCGAAAGATTCTCCACTGCTCGGTCGGTATCCACGAGGATACAGACGTATCTTAAATTGTGGTTGTAGAGGTTGGTACATCGCTGTAATTGGTATGAATTGTATCTGAATCTCTGATTATTATTTTCGGAAGACGTATCGTATCGCCTACATTCCAATCATCCGGCATCCGAGGGGGATTGTTATCAGCGATATACGTCCACATATACTCCAAATTGTCGCCGAATATCTTAGCGGCAATCGTGTAAACCGTCTCATTGGCCTTAATGAGGTAGTCATACCACTCTACGGTGATAGAAGCATCCTTTACTGGATAATGCAAAACCTTACCGCCGAGAAAAGTAGCGATAAGGTTCTTGGTCGTATAGAAATTAGGGCTAATCATTTTGTAGGTATCTCCACTTTATTAATGTTCTCATATTCAAATACGGCAAACTCTATATCAACGGTTCCACGCAAAGGTGTAAGGTCTGAATCAAAAAGCGTATAAGTTACGGGTGCGCTTTTTATGATTCCCTCAAGGTAAAACGGACCCATAGAAAACACGACCGTAGACGGTGGCCTGAATTGTGTTGCGGATATGATACCACCCTCTGAAAATTTCGGAGTAGCCTCACCGTCAATAGCCGCAGGTCTAAGATAGGACTGGATAAGCTCTACTTCATCAAGAATACCCCTTTCGGAAACCCGTGAATTACTCCAAGCACCTTCACTATTCCATGATAGCGCAGTGTCTCCTTTATTGACATCAACACCAAATTCCATTTTAACTTTATCGGTAAGGCTGCGTTTGACTTTTATCTCACCGTTCTTACCAAACGTCACGCCATCCGCCCTAACGGTATTTGCGGTAGGAAAACCGAAAGCCGTAGGTCGGAAAGCGGATGTCTTTGATTGGGGGGTATTGTCAAGAAAGAGTTGAAAAGTAATGATTCTCTCTCCGCCATTACTCCATATATAGTCGTTATAGGAAAGTCCGGCATAAGGTCTGACTTCATACAACGTGGATTTTATATCCTGTATCTGTGCAGGGTTAAACTGGAAGAAATATCCTTTATCGAACTGGTTCTTCTCAAGACTGCTCTTATCAATAAGTATTCCACGTGTGGTAACATACCTACGTGGATAACGTCCGGCATCTTCCATATATGCGCCAGACGGTTTATCTCGGAAAAGGGAAGTGAATTTCCCAAGACCCGCAGTAACGGCAGAATTTATGGGGGAACTCCCCAGTACGTCAAATACTCCCATGTTATTGTCCCTTTCTCATTCTTGTTTCACGTTGCAAATCGGAAATAATCCGTTTTACTTTGGAAGCGAGTTTTTGTTCATCAATGCCTTCTCCTTTCTGTACGATAATCTGTACCGCACCGTTTTCCAACGTGATAGGAGAGGAGTAGTCAGTCTCATTAAATACGTCTTGCGCAGTATAGGTAGGCTGTGTATCATTTTTAACAGCAGTAATCGGGTTCTCAACTTTTTCGGTTCCTTCGGAAAGCGGCTTGGTTGATGCGTACTGGGAACGGAGTGCTCCAACAAAAGCATTACGTTCTTTCGGTGTAAGCGGTGTGGTTCCGTCAGTACGAGAGTTCTTTGCATTGATTTTCTTACCTTGTTCAATAAACTCTTGTGCTCTTGGCGTATATTGATAGCGGTTCGGGTCATAGCCACGGGCAACCGCTTCTTTACGTTTGGCATTTACCCAATTGATATTGTTGAGAGCCTGTTGGTTTCTAAAATTATTCTGTTGGATAAGTTTCTGTCCCTGTACACTCTTGAATGTGGCAACCCTTTCATCAAACCAGCTCATAAGCGAACGGAACGGCTTGAATATAGGTTCCAACCAACCCTTAACAGTATCAATGAGGTCTTTAAAGTTATTCTTCATGTTCGTAAACCAGTCAGACCATCCGGCATCCTGCCAGCGTTTCCGTATCGGTTCGGTTACATGTTCAGACCACCAATCAGAAAAACTGCTCCATTGATAACGGAAATCATCATAGAAGCTAAAGAAATTATTCTTCAAAGAAATCCAAGAAGTCTTTAGGTTCTTCATCATCGTACCGAATGAATTGTCAATCCCGAACACTTTACGGTCAATCCATTGGAGTGTCTCATAAACGGTGGTCCATATACCTACTGCGCCGGCAAATTTACCTATAAGTTTACCTGCGGAACTTGTAAGACCACCACCAATAAACGAACCGATTTTCTTAAAAAGGCCGAGAGTTTTGGGCAGGGCTTTAGGAAGCGTTACGCTAAAGAAACGGGAGAACCATGTAAGCGTTCGTCTAAGCCAACGGGGGATAACAGAAAGCCAGAACGCTTTCCACCATGAGATACCACCGATACTTTTCTGAACCCTCTTGATACGGGTAAAGAATCCAAGTCTACCGAACAAAGCCGCATTGTAGGCATAGGCAGATGCGATAGCGGCCTTACTGATAACAAATACAGTTTTAAGACCCTTGAATATCAGAAGCCATTTAATGATGCTCTTTATGGAGTTACCGTATTCATCAAAGAAATCCCGTACTTTAAGACGCCAAAACTCAAGCCATACGACAAGAGTTCTCATACGTTCTACGAAAGTTTCAGAAGAACCGAGCAAGAAGTTAATAGCTTTTTTACCCTGCCTTCCAAGCCATTCGATAGTACGTCCGATTTGTCGTACAGTCCAACCCATTACGATACCGATACCTTTACCGTACTGTTTCAAGTCCTTGTAGCTTTGGGAGAACTTTTGTGCAATGCTTTTCAGTGACTTATTCACCATTCCATAAAGACTTTCTGGGTCATTCGGTTTACCGACCACTCCTTTTAAGAAGCCAGACCACGTAGCCTTGATACGAACAATTTGGTCTTGGATATTCTCAAAGTCATTTTTAATAAGGTCGTTTAATCCCTTATGTTGTTTGACGAAATTAAGAATAGCCTGTTGACGCATAACCGTATTGGCCGTATATTTATCAAACATGCGTGTAGCCCGTTGCGTCATTAAACCCATGTCAACAAGGGACTGCATGTTTCCTTGAACAGCATTTGCGATTGCCGAAGAAAATTCACTGAATGATTTTCCGGTAGCGTGGGCCGACTTATTGATAAAGTCGAAGTCCTTTCGCACATTGATACCGACAGCGGCCAACTGATTAAGTCCTTTCAATTGGTCGTCAACGGAAAAGGATGTTTGTCCTTTGATAAGACGTTCCTGCGCTTTCTCCATTTGTTGTATAGTGGAAATGAAACCGCCAAAACGCAGGGAATTTTCCCGAAGCGTTTTTACGTATTTATCACCAGTAGTCTGCAAGGCATAAAAAGCAGAAGCCAACGAAAGTGTTACGCCGGTAAGACGTGCCACTTTGTTGACTGTGCTTTGTGCAATCATTATGCCAAAGTCATAAGTGAATTGCGCTTGATTTATAGACGTTTTAGCCATGTGGTTGAGTTTTATTGTCTTTAGCTTCCTCTTTGATAAGTTTCATTTCCATCTCAAAGAGTGTATCACGTTCGGAAGCGTCCATTTGCATTATCTCACCATAACTCTGTCCCAAACGTTTCATTAAGATGTATGCTTTTGACGTTAAATCCCACTGTTTATCTTCATCTACTTCGGAAAGAGATTTTGGTAGAAAAAGAATATCCCTTCTTAATGCCCAAAGGGTAAATAGGGGATATTCTTTCTGCCAAAGCTGATAGTTGTCGGGATGAAACGTCATTCCGAGAAAAAATTGCTGGCTTCCATGATAACGGGAATCATCCGTTGTTCATTGCAACCGCAAGGCTCGTAGTACGCAAAAGGTAATGTAGGAAGATGCTCGGTAAGAATATCACGAACGGCCTTCAAATCAGAACCAGTAAGGTACTCATTGAAAATCTTCAATCCGTAATAAGTCTTGAACTCGTCCGGAAGAACATCAATAACTTCTCCGTTCTCTACCAACTGAATACCTACAAGACAGTCAAGGGCAATGCGTCGCCAGAACGTAATGCTATCAGTAAAATAGGCTTCATTGCGAATAGCGTCTTTCAGTAACGGTGGGCGGAACACGAAACGGTTATAGACTGTATCCGTAATTCCTGCATACTTTTCTTGTTCAGTGATTTTTCCAAGAGCCGGTGGTTGAAATCCGTATTTCAAATCAACCGCCAATTGTGAGTAATCCAGAGTTTCCTGCATTTGTTGCTTGGTTTCGGGGAGATAGTCAATTTTATCCAAATCAATATCAGCCTCTAAACGTCGGCCACAGAACTTGCATACGACTTCTTGTTTCGGAATCTGGGATACCCAACAACGGCGGTGAATCTCCACAAGGGAAGTATTTACATCAGCTAAAGTAAGATGAAGAATGGTTTCGGGTATAGTAACCGAACCCTCTTTAAGATACTTTTCACGTACTCCCGCACCGATTTCGACATTTCCGATACTCTTAATGGCTACGGAAAGCACGTTTCCCTGCCATGTGTACGGTTTCTCAGCAATCTTTGTGACAAATACTTTTTCTGCAACACCATTAGTTCTAAGCAGTTCTACATTTTTGAGCATTTCCCCGTTTGAGGACAAACCGATAGGAAGCTCGTAATACAAAGAGTCCATTTTACGATAGTGTTTTTATGATTAATAATTAGCTACCGGCCGGAATAATAGTCCATCCGTCACAAGTAGCGCCATAACTTACAGTGAACTTATCAGTTCCATTTACGTCCCATGTGGGGAACGTAGTAGAATTGAAACGGAAGCCCTCGAACACAACTGTGAAAACTTCCTGTCCGTTGTGCATCTTCACAGCGGTAACGGGAAGTTTGAGTCCGTTATCAATCATAGTGCGAACCAGTACTTCCAAAGCTCTATCGGCAGCATTGCCTTGATAAGTACGAGTTAAGGTCATTTCTCCGTAATCAGTAATCTGGTCGGAGAACCGATATTTCTTATTCGTGCCGGCATCAACAATTTCGACAGACCCGGACTGCGCTTGCATACCTTCCAAAGTCTCGAAAATACCGTCACTCATAATGCCAGCAACGGGTATGGTAAGATACCACCCGTTAACTACATATAAATCTTGTGGTTTCTGAGGTTTCATACGTTATACTTCTGTTGTGGTTAGTACTCCGTCATTTCTTTGCAAGGCAATCTGGATGCTTTCGGTACACTCGGTAGGTATCCACAGTACTGTAATGTTCAACAGCTTGCGGTCTTGCGTAGCAGGATTGTTACTCTTATCACAGATACCTTTGTAAGCGGTGCTGAAATCAACGCTTCTTTCGAGTGCTCCGTTGTCGTACTCTGTACGGAAGAACGTATCCAACTCAACCAAGCATTCCCGTTTAAGTTCGGGAGTATTGGGTTTCTGTTCGGCAAAACGCATCTTGGAATTGAGTGCACGTACATAGTAAGATGTCTGCAAACGGATATGAATACTCTGGTACAGTTTATTCGTAGAGTATGTACGGGAACTTCCGACATAGAAGCCCAAGTTCTCAACATACTGGATAACGTTACAAGAGTATTGCTGAACAAGTCTGTTGATTACAGACTGTGACAAACGCTGCGGAACCATATCCAATACATTATTGAACAAGGAATCTACACCGCCGGGCGGTATATGGATAAAGTCTCCTTGAATGTACGGGGTACGCAAGTAAGCTGCTCCCAATACCGGCCCGATAGCTGGGATAAGAATCGGGTTTCCGTTTTCATCAGGTACTTTAGCCCACCCCATATAAGCACCGGCCATAAAACTCTTGTCGTTGGTCTGCAATTCGATAGCGTACAATTCGGCAGTACCCTCGTCAGCATCCATAGGCAGGTTGATAACTCCGATAGGGTTCTTCCACTCTTTCAGATATTCGTTCAGTACTTTCGCCATACACAACGAGCGGTACTCCGTAGCGGCGAGTATCTGAATATCGTATCCGTCAAAGCAGGCAAGACCTTTCGGGTTAGCCACATCATAAACGGGATAGAAATCGCTTTCGGAAACATCCCCGTCAACACCGTTAGCCATTGTAAGTTCGTAAACGGCATCTTTACGTTTCTTGATAGATGCAGCATTTACAGTGACAAAAGCCTTACTTGTAAGAGTAAGTTCTGTATTGCTTTCAATGGAAGCTACCGTACCAATAATCTTCCCGTTCGTATCATACAGAACATTTCCAACAGCAACGGAAGTCTCGAAAGACGTACCGACACCAGTAACTTCCTTACTTGTGGTAAGTGTGGTTACGGTACCTTCAACGGCCTCAAGAACGGTCTTCTCAATTTCCTTGTTGAAAGTTATCATTGCATACTTGCTGACTTTGTTCACAGCTTCCTGTATTTCAGCCAACGAGTTATAAGAGTAAGTCTCTACTGTATCCTTATATGTGATAGTAAGCGTAAAGCAATCCTTTACACGATACCCGTAAGAGTAAAGAGCGACTTTGATACCATTAGCCCAAGTACCTGGGTCGGCAGTACCTTTATATGCAGCCGTTGCATTCATCTTGGCACTTTCGGCTGTTTCACCAATGGAAACTTCTCCATTGGCAGCAACCGTATCACTGCCAGTTACACGAGCTATATACAAGGTCACTTGCGCATCACCTGCCTCGTCAAAAATACTCTTGACAATAGCAGGGCCATAGAATGATGAACTCTGTCCACCGAACATCACGTTGAAATCTTCCATAGACTCCACTCTATTGGGAACAAAAGATGCTCCACGAATGAACTGTCCTAAAAGACCGATGTTTCTTTTGGCAGGTTCAGAATAGCCGGTTGCGCCATTGGCAACGCCTTCTGTGATTGTTAAACCAATATTAGCCATACTTTAAAATTACTTTATAATTACTCCTACGATAAATCCTATTGATAAACCCACTCCCCCACCGATTAGCAGGGCTTTATTGCGGGTTTCCTTTTTCTCTTTTTTAAAAGTGGTACGTAAATTGTCATTCACTAACATAACCCTCTCAAACTTCAAACTTTCCACAGCAAGAATTTCATCCTGCGTGGAAAGCATTTGTTTCTGTACAGTGTTCAGAGAGTCTGCAACAGAAAGCTGATTGACTATGTTCAAATAGGACTTTTGAAGATAGTTGAAGCTATTCAAATCCCTATTTATCCGTACCAATTGATTGGGTGTCACTGCTACTACCGTATCTCCCTCGTTCAATATTATCTTTGGATAAGTACTCTGAGAGAAACTTGACATTATCATCAAGAGAGCCGTTAGTGAGAACATTATCAACCTTTTCATAATCCTTTAGTATTTGAATTAAATCCGCTTTCAACTTAGTACGTTCCAAATCAAGCTGGGTAATTTGTTCCTCATAACGGGAAACATCCCTACGCAAAGACTTGATAGTATCTTCCATAGCTCGCAGTTCTCTCTCATAGGCACTGTTTTCTTGTGCCGGTTGTGAGTTATCGAACAGCGCAAATATAGCAAATATAACAGAAACTAACGCTATACCTAATAAAAATAAATTCACTCTACTTGGTTTCTTCATGTTTAGAAAAATAAGCGTTGATTTTTTCTATGCCATATACAAGTGAAAGATTAAAACGGTCATTGTACGTCCGGGTCTTTAATCTTTCAACATCACCAATATTGTCTTGGAACAACCACTCTATTAGCACACCCATGTAACCATTTCCGGTAAGAACCGTAAAGTTCTTCTCCTTGTCACGCCGTAAGTACACGTCTTCATTCAGACGAAATCGCAATTCCGGAAAGTCCGTTTTAAATTGTTGGAACAGAATATCCGCACAAATATCCGCATCGGTAACTCCTACCGTAGTCCAG